ACAAGAACAACAGGTTACTGTTAAAGCTCCTACACGACAAGAATGGAGAGAAATTCAAAGACAAGAAAATATAGAAATAATAAAACAAAGAGAAAAAAGAGAAAATGCTGCGAAAAAACAAAAAGAACAGGCTGCAGCTGCAGCCAGGAAACAGGCTGCAGCCAGGAATAAAGATAATTCCAAAGTTGTTGTCCAATCTAAACCTCTTTCAACAAACAAACATCAATCATTGAAGAGAAAAACCGATGAAGAAATACTTGAAAAAATACGAAACCAAGGCGAATTAAAAAGAAGAGCTTATACCAATTCCATCGTCAACGATATTGGCCAATCTAAACCTCTTTCAACAAACAAACATCAATCATTGAAGAAAAAAACCAACGAAGAAATAAATGAAGAAAACCGAAAAAAAGGCGAATTAAAAAGAAGAGCTTATGCCGAGGACACGACATCAAATATTCCGCCGATCTCCCGCAATGATACCGAAATATTTAATAAACAAGGTAAAGACAGGAGAGAAGCTATTGCAAAATCACACGCCAAGATAAAACCATTTAGGGGCGGATTTAAAACATTTCGTAAATATATGCGCATACGAAATAAAACTACACGTAAAAGAACTAAATTTATTTAATAAAGACCTTATATTTAAAAGGTAAAAAAGTTAAAAATAAGATAGAACCTTTCATATGGAGGTTTCAAAAGCTTACGAAATTTTCGGCAACGTCGCACCCGAAAATTTAAAAAAAACATATTATCGTCTCGCTCTAAAATATCATCCCGACAAAAACGGAAATACGGAAGAAGCCAAAAAAAAGTTTCAAGAAATTAATGAAGCCTATGAAATCTTAAAAATTGTAGATGAACCACCTGCAGAAGAATACGACGATTTGGTCACCGCCTTTTTTTCATTGTCCGGATTCACCCAAACAGCCCTTTCTTCCTTGAATGAATTACCAAAAGAATATTGTGTGGAAATATATGAATTCATGTTTAAAAATAAGGATTTTTTATATCTCACGGAAGAATTTCTAGAAGAGATAAAAAAAATAGTCATGAAAAAATACGAACAAGTAGACTTCTTCCTTTTACATCCAACTATAAATGATTTGCTAGAACATAATGTTTATAAATTAATTTTGAATCATACTTATCTTGTCCCAACATGGCACGATGAATGCAGTTTTGATAAACGCGATGGCGATGGAGAAATAATTGTTAAATGCATACCAATTTTAGATGGCATTTTTATAGATGATGATAAAAATATTTACACCGAAATAAGTATTCCATTTTCGCCGGTATTGTTAACCGAAGATATTTCTTTTACCCTCGGAAAAAAAGTATTTGTAATTCCTTGTGAAAAATTACAAATAAAAAAATCTCAAATATTTAAGTTACAAAAAGAAGGTATTTCTAAAAATCAAGACATGACAGATGATAATAAATCGGATATTATTGTGAAAATAACATTTATATGTCCCTCTTCTTAACTACGCGTTTCTTTTTCTCTGGCGTTTCTTGGGGTATTGGGTCTGTTTGCCCCTCTTGTGGAGGTTCGTCTTGCGGTTTGTCTTCTTCGTCATCGCTATCATCTACAATAGTAGCAGAAGTAGAAGTCTCTACAGGCACTTGCGGGACAGGAGCTTCGGGTGCATCTTTGACTTTAATGAGACAGCCTTGTGTTTCTGAAATTTCGCCCGGGACAACTGCTTGCACTAACTTCCATGTCACTCCGAATTTGCCTCCTACAAACCAAAGTCCTCCGCATTGGATGAGCGAAATAATACGAGAACCCTTTTTGATGAGTTCAGTCGGCGACTCGTAGTTGTCTGATGGAAATAGGCGAACTAACTTTTGGTCGTAGACTTCAGTTTTCCAAACTCCCTCGTAAAAGGGAACTTTTGCTCGGAGTGTAGGCGCTTTGCTTTTGTCCAAATCACCGGTAGCTTTATCCTTCGGATACTTTAAAATAGGCGTCCATAATGCTTCCAAGACTTCGGGGCTATTGTGCTGTTTGCCAAACCATGCTTTGGAATTTGTGAGTGCATCGGCTTTTATTTTATTTTCAAAATCAATCATATTCTGCTTGAATGCGCGCGTATCATCGTTGTCGTATTCCTCGGTTGGAAACTGGATAGACAGCTCAAATTTTTGATTGCCCTCGTAATCCGATGCACCCCAAGTGAGCATATGTGGCGTCTGAATCTTCAAAGCTGAATTCGTCAAAGTTGATAGAATGCCAACTGATTTTCCACCCGAAGAATTCACCTTTGGAGTAGTATATCTGATTTGAGAAGCGTTGAAAAGAGTTCCGTCAATGATTGTTTCTGCCATTTGTCCTTGTTATACTATCTACTAGGGAATTATATCTATATCAATTTTTTTTTAATTAGCATATGATATTAAAGAATATCATAAAGTTGAAAACAATACAAAGAATTTTATTTTATATAATTATGAGCTCGGATATGGAAGATTTAAAAATTCCCACAATGCATAATTACATGGAAATTTGTTTTGAAAAGTATAACTTGAAAGAGTTGAAACATATTTCAAAAGTTTACAAATTGAAAACAACATTAAAAAAAGATTTTCTTATTAGCAATATCAAGGAACTTTTTGCAAAAAGTAAAAACGCCATAAAAATTCAGAGTGTAGTCCGGATGTTTTATGTAAAAAAATGGATTCAAAGTCATGGTCCGGCATTGACAACGAGAGAATGCGTGAACGATTCTGATTTTTTGACAATGGAAAGTGTGAAAGATATTCCAATGGAACAATTTTTTTCATACAGAGATGTTGAAACAAACCATATTTATGGGTTTGATATTTTATCCATTTATACATTAATACAGAATTCTAAAAAAGAGGTCTTAAATCCATATAATAGGAAGATTCTGGAACAAGATACAATTAAAAAAATGAAAGAAATGGTAAAATATTCTTCCATCATCAAAAAAAAAATCAATTTGGAAATTGAAAAAGAACCAACCGAAAAAAGTTTTGAATTCCGGAGTTTGGACTTATTTCAGACAATTGATTTATTGGGAAATTATAGTAATCATTTGTGGTTTACCCTTTTAACAAGGCGACAATTATTGAGATTTATACGCGAATTGAATGATGTATGGTTTTATAGATGCCAAATCCCGCGGGATACGCAAGAAAAAATATGTCCAAGAGGCAATCCTTTTAGGCATGTTAATTTACACAGAATGGACGATGAATTAATGAAAGGTAGAATTTTAAAAGTAATGGAAGAAATGGTTTATTCGGGGGTAGATAGAGATAGTCGTTGTTTAGGGAGTTATTATGTTTTAGGATGTTTAACATTAGTAAATTCTCAGGCGGCGAGTGCAATGCCATGGCTTTATGAGAATTTTGCATATTTTTAATATTTTTAATATTTTTGATTTTTTTGAAAAATGGATTTTGGAAATATAGGAATTATTTACCCCTTTTCTAATAACAATTTAATTTATAATGCGTAAAACAGCTTAAAAAAATATGCTATTTAATAGTATACCATGGGAAAGTCAAAGACAACCACAAAGCCTGAAGCGCCAGTTCAAGAAGTTAAGCCTGTAGAAACCGAAAAGGTTACAAAGCCAAGGAGAACAAAGACGGTTGATGAAACTCCTGCTCCGACACCTGTTGAGGTAACCGAAGTAAATGAGATTCTACCACAAGCCGCCGAAGAGGAGGAAACCCTTACCGAGGTTACTCTGAAGTATCTTGCCAGATTACAGGATGCAACTACTCTTCTCACTACATTAAGGAACGAATTCAAGAGCATTGAGAAGAGATGGTCTAGAGAGATTAAGATTGCACAAAAGTCCTCAAACAAGAAGAAGAAGAAGTCCACCAATCGTCAACCAAGTGGTTTTGTAAAGCCCACTAAGATTAGTGTAGAGCTTGCAGCCTTTCTAGGAAAGGAGAATGGCGTTGAGATGGCAAGAACACAAGTTACCAGAGAAATCAACAACTATATTCGTGCCAATAACCTTCAGGATTCAACCAATGGTAGACACATCAACCCAGACGAGAAGCTTTCTGCCCTCTTGAAGATTCCTGCCGGGGAGAATCTTACCTATTTCAACTTGCAAAAGTATATGAGTCCACATTTTTTCAAGAATGTCAAGACTGAGGCGTCTATTCCAGTTTAGATTTTATATCATCAAAAAGTAAAAAATCTTTGATATTGAATTAATAATGTCAATGCATTCATTATCAAAAAAATCTGCCAAATTGTATTTTCTTGGATTTTCTAAATTCTCCAATTTAGAAATTTTTATATTTTTCTTTAGATTGCTTCGTCGCAAACAAATATTGTGGGTAATAATGAATGTTTTTGTAGTCTATAAAATTATATGTTGGTAATGTTTTTAAAAAACTTTTGAAATCATCCGCCGAATTTTCGGGATTTATGTAAAAATAGGCGCTAATAATTCTATCATAAGGGCATCTTGTATATGCAAAAAAATGTAAACGAGAATGATTAAGAAAACGAATAAATTTATTTTTTTTCATATAAGGGATATGCGCTAAATCTAGACCATTGGCGTACCCCCAATAAGATTTAATTATTTTATTATTTTTATCATTTGTAATTTTATTTCTCAAATACTTTCCGCTATTTTTGGGTATATGAATAAACACATATAATTTATTTTTATTTGAAAAGATAAGCATATAAAATATAATTGAAAATTATTTTACGAGGTTGACGTGATAAAAATGGAGGAAAGCTTTGAAAAACAAATGGATATTATGATGTCCATCATAAGAATGCAGCAGACGCAGATAGACTACCTTTTGGAGAAAGATATGTATCCGGAATTGGTAAAACGAGACATGCATGGTTTACATAACCGCGATACATGGTTTAAGGATGCGCCTGATTTGATATTTTCAAAACAAATATCAAATAAATATAAAGACGTGGACAGAGAATTTTTGATAAATATTGAGGGCTCTGATGCCGAATTTCAATTACAAGTTTCACAAAATGGGGTGGTGGAGTGGAAATGCAAGGCAAAACGAGGTAATCGGTATATTTATGGAAAAGAATACAACTTGGTCTGTCATTTGGATAAACGAATAACGCGGGATGAGCTGGATAAAATTATTATATTCTTTGAGAACATAGATTTAAGGGATTATGGAAATTTAGATGGTTCCGAGTTGAGAAAAATTAGCATCCTTCTCAAGTCTCAACTTAATTGATGCATTAGCAATTCTAAATGATAAATATGTCTATAATTATTATTGTAACCATGAAAAAATGTCAAAAAATCTTGCAATGTTCCCTTATTAAGTTTTTTAAAAATGAACCATAGACAGGAATAAATATTGAGCTGATAAATAAAAATATTATATAAAGAATTGCGCAATTTTGTAAATTCTCCCATATTTGCAATAACATCATTTAATACTTGCGAATGCATATCATTGGCAATAATAACTCTTTCGCATTTATCATTGTTTACCTTGTACGGTTTTGGTATATGCAATATTTCACAACATTCTGTTATACTATTTGGTATAAATGACAATTCTTCTGTAAGGATAACAAAATAAATTTGTATCGGTGAAAAATTTGTTTGCATATAACTATAAAAAACGTCCAACAGTTCATTATGTATTAAATGAAAATTCTTGCATAAAATAATTCCGTATTTTGATTTTTGAAGTATAATATCTGTTATGTGTTGATAAATAATAAACCATAAATTTTTTGAATTGCAACCCAATAAAAACATGTCCACTTCAAAATGAATGTCGCTCATTTTTAAAAAATAAGGCTCGTCTTTCAATTCTTTGGAAGAAATGACAACTCTTTTTTCATATTTCAATTTGGATGGACTATATTTAGATATAATATGTAAAGCCTGTGAATATTTTCCCGTATTTTCCGGACCATAAATAATAAAATTTTTAAAATTTTTAATATCACTGGGAAATGTTTTGATGACCTTACTTATTTTTGGATGTAAATTCGTTTTTTCTATCTTGGTTAAATAATCAGAAAAGTTCATGTATTTATTATTTGATTTATTTAATATTTAAAAATAAAGATAAATAAAACATATGATAGTTTTAACACTAGACAATTTTGAATCGCAAAATATACATTTTGGCCCTCCATTGAAAAATAACATTATTAATAATGGAAGTTTTTCTCATATTAATTATTCTACCCATTATTTTTCACTAAATACTATTTATATACAGATACCCCTAAAACTTGAACATGTCTTGCAAACAAACAAAATGAAATTATTTTTTAAAAAAAATAATAATCAAGAAATAATAAATAAATTAAAAATTTTGGAACATGACATACTTGAAACAAAAACGAAAACAAAGCAATATAAAATAAATTTATTTTTGGAGAATGAAAATATTATACACGCAGAATATGCAGAAAACTTTATAATACTTTTGAAGATTTCCGGGTTATGGGAAACAGACCAACATTGCGGCCTTTCTTTTAAATTTATTATCCATCCGCTGAAAAACTAGCCAACCCAATTGCATTTGACCAAATAACAAAATAATTTAAAAAACAAAAACAGATGATTCCAATCATGTTTATTTTTAGTGTATTATTTTCATCCTTTAAATCATTTAACTTGTTAATAATCGCATACAAATTATAAAGTAAAAGGCATTCAATCAAAAATAGCCATATTGTAATAATACTAAATTTGTAATAATAAGTCGTGACAAACCCTTGTTTGATGTTTAAGCTGTATGTTGATATAACAACAAAAGCATAAATGATGGAAATTAATATAAACAGCAAGGAGGGTGCAATATACATTAGGATGCCTGGCCTGTAAACGGTTTCCTGTGTTGGATTATTTTTATTTTCTTTAAAATACCAGTTTAAAAATAACCCCACTGCTGCAAGTGCAATAAAAAAATAGCAAAACAATAGAGTGCCGACATTATTTGACATATTAGGAAGAATAATGACAAAACAACAGGAAATAATAAGGGAACTAAAAAAATAATTAAATGTATTAAAGTTATACTCGTCCATTAATATAAATTAATATTATATATGAACAATTACAAAATAATTGACAATTCTTTTATATTGCCTTATTCCCAGAATGATAACCATCCATTGATACCAAATCAAAATACTTATTATAAACAAGACAAATTAATCACTATAAATTCAGGTGATAGAAACATCATTAAATATCCAGATTCTTCTTCCTTTGAGATTCTTTTACCGACAGATATAGTAAATGTCGCTACGGTTCAATTAAAAAATTGGATGTTCCCTGTTGAATTTAATACTTTTTCATACACAAAAAATAATTTACAAATGGAGATTACTCTATTTCCTATAACATATTCACAGAGTTCAGAATACGGCCCAGGGGAAGGCGATATCGGGACATCAAACGAAATAACTTTTGATTATATTAAAATTATAAATAATATCCTTGGCGATGGTCTCAAATTTATCATTACTATTAACCAAGGTGTATATACAAATATAGGTTTGGCAAATGAAATACAAAATAGGTTTAATGTTACTATAGACAATGCTGTTATAGAGTATATCCAAGAATGTGGTGGGGTTTATTATCCATATACTTTTTTTAAAGTCATTACATGTGAAGTAGAAAATAAATTTTGGTTTGTGAATACCCTAAATGCTTTTGCTTTCAACAATAATTCCATGCTATATAAAGTAAACAATTTAACGGGAGACATTTTTAACCCATGTTCCAATGAAAAATTATATCCATCCTTTTCTTATTTTGGGCTTCCGGCTTATCTTGGATTTAAAAATATATTACAATCATCAGAAATTTGTACAGACAAATATGAATTAACACTTATGGATGCAAGTTATTCTTCCTTGCCAACGCCATCCTTTCTACAAAATTATGTAGTGATATCCGGGACAGTTTATTTTATAAATGTATATTTTATCAAACCATTTTACAAGTACACTCTTTTAAAGGATACATATATTTTGTTAGATATTGAGACATTGAATGGAGCAGACGAGACCAAACCTTTTACAGATAATGAATATTCAAAAACAACCAATCAAGGAAATGGAAGTGTAAACGCTTTTTTAGGAAGAATCCCTCTAGTATCGTCAACCAATTCGCTTTCATATGCAACAAGTAATGGTGGAGGCGATTACCAGCAGATGAGCAATTTTAACCCTCCATTAGAAAGATTGCGTAAATTTAAAATTTCATTAAAATATCACGATGGTTCATTGGTTGATTTTGGTTTGAATGAATGGTCGTTTTCTTTGAACGTCGTCTCTTATATACCTTCACAAAACGTAAAAATTACTAAGACACCATTTTAAAATATTTTGATTATACATGGAATTGAGTAAACAACCTCCAATGCAGGTGATTGGTCCGGGCTCTATCTTAAATTGTTTACTTGTAAAAGAAGGAGTGCGTTCAGGGTATCTTTTTCAATCATATGAACAATTTCAAACTCCAACGAAACAAACCAAAAAAAGTCTTAGATTTAGAGGAAAAACTATCAAAAAATTATTCCCTGAATTAAAACTAACGGAAGAATATCAAGGAAATCAAGGGATTATTGTTTCTAAAAAAGAAATAAAAGGAAAGGTAGACATAGAACGAATGGGGGAAATTTTGGGTTATCCGTGCGCAAGGGGATTTTCTACATTAAATAGAGACAAGATAACTTATGCAATAAGAATATATGCAAACACGAGCAACGGAAAACATGAAATATTTACAAATGTTTGTCAAAGTAAAAAACTTTTACCTGTTTTCAAAAACATTGCCAAGCGCGCAAAAGAAGTATTTAAAAAATATGCCACTTTTTTATCAAAATTTGATTTAATTGTTCACGATGTAAATGTAGAAGTGGAAAGAAATATTTCTGACAATTATGTGATAAAAAAATTATTGAAAAACATAGAGTTAAATGCAGATGATAAAGCACAAGCCTCTAATAGTATATGGAATCATATTGGAGAAAAAACCCAAACATATTTTGATTCCCATTTTCAATTTCATAATCCAAAACATATTGGCATTTTGATAGATATTTTATTAAATATTAAAGTGGATGTAATGTCTCCATTTTATCCACTTCAACCACACCCGGAATTTGATGCAGTATCAAAATTACTTATTCAAAGAGACGAAGAAATGGTGCAAATTTTAAAAAGAAGTGAAATTAAAAAAAACAATTACTAAAATCCGGAACAAAATCAGTCAATGGTTCTGTCTTGGGTTTTGTCTTGGGTTTTGGGGTTAGGTTGGGTTTTAGCTTGGGTTTTGGTAATGGCTTAATAGAAGTAGTGAACCTAGGTTTGATTTCCTTTTCCATAAAATATAATTTTAAAAATTAAAATCAAAATTAAATTTTTGTGCATTTTGTTTGATAGCCCATATCACATTTTCAAGCGTAATTTTTTCAATAGGGGTTTTTTTAAAAGTATGCAAGGAAACATTTTTTCCTCTCCAAGTCGTATAAATTCCATATCTACCGGATTTTATTATAATTTCTTCCCCGCCAAAGGACCCCTTAAAAGATGTGTTTGATTTATCCACGATTTCTTCCATCTTATATTCCCCGGCTTTTAATTTTTCCAAATCAATATCTTGTTTTACGCGAGTATATTTCTTCTCTCCTTCTATTTCGGTAACAATGACCGACCCATTGGTACCGATAATCAATTTACTTTCTTCGTCAATATTGATTTCTTCTTTAGTCTTTTTTTCTTTCAAGGAAGAAACAAAAGTCTGTACATCCTTGTTATAACCTTCGCATATTTTTTGGGAATTATGAGGAGTTTCCAGGATTTCTTCCATTTGTTTTGTATAATGATAATCAAATAATTTGTCAAAATGTTTTATTAGAAATTCAATAACCATGATTCCGGTATGCGTGATTTGTAATTTATTTTTTTCACCAAACGTTTTTTTTACCAGTTTACTTGTTAAAACCCCATCTATTTCAAAAACAGGAAGCTCAACATCGCTCCCTTGTATATCTTGTCTTGTCACATATTTGCGCTCTTGAATTTTATCTACAATATTTGCAAAAGTAGATGGCTTTCCAATACCCATGACTTCCAGGGCATGTATGAGGGATGCTTCCGAATAATAATTAGAAGAATCTGAGAAAAAATCGGCTGTCATTTTTTTACATGACAATATCGTATTATCGGGAATATTTCGTAAAAAATGGTATTCCTTGTTATCCTTTTTGGGAGTTAGGATTTGCCATCCTTGAAAGACAACTATCTCGGATTCGCAAATCAACTTTACATCCATTGGTGCAAAAATCGTTCCTTGAAAAGATTGAATCACTGCATCTCCCATACAACTCTCCATGGCATTCTTCCATATGCGCTCATAAATTCGGCATTCATTTGGCGCCAGTTTCACTTTTTCAATCTGCATATTAGTCGGCCTTATAGCTTCATGTGGATGAGTTGTCTGCGTTAAGTTAAACAAATTGGGGGATACGTATTGACTTCCATAATCTTTTTCTATAAGTCTGCGGGTATTTACTAGGAATTCGCGGGCATAAAAGGTTGAATTGGTGCGAGGATAAGTGATTAACCCCTTTTCATAAAGTTTGCAACAAATCGCCATGATTTCTTTGGAAGAAATTGGAAATGCTTGAAGAAGGGTGGCGGTAGTATATGGTTTTGGTGGAGGTTTATATTTTACTTGAACATATGATTTTGTATAATTAAAGGAAGAAGGACAACTTTCCAAAAATCGTTGGGTTTGCTCAGGTGAATCCATTCGTGTTTGAAAAACAATATTTTGTGAAGTAAAATACCCTTTTACTATGTAATGTATTTGCGGCGGCTTTTTTTCTTTATGTGCATCGTAAATAATACGCAATGCCGGGGTTTGACATCTTCCTGCTGATAATGATTTCTCGGCATTATGTGAAATATGTTTCCATAAAAGAGGAGAAATGGTATACCCAAGTAACATGTCTACCATTTGCCTTGTTTGTTGTGCGCGAACAATGTCCATATTAATCACAGTTGGATTATGTATGGCGCGCTGCACACATTCTTCCGTTATCTCGTTGAAAATGATGCGAGGCGTATCTAAAGGTAATTTAAAATAATCGCAAATATGCCAAGCAATGGCCTCGCCTTCTCGGTCATTATCCGTAGCAAGAATAATGGGCTCTTTTTTTTTAATTTGGGCTTTTATCTTTTTTTCAAATTCCTTAAATCCTTTTTTTTCCGCAATTGCATATTTAGGTTGAAAATCTTTGATAGATTTCAAATCACGAAGTTCCCTAAAATGGCCACATGTGGCGATACATTTATATCCTTCTAGATAGCCTTCTATGACTTTGCATTTTGCGGGAGATTCTACGACGAGCATTATTATACCTTTTTGTTTTGTTTTTATTACGTTTTCCGCCGTTTGTTGCACTACCCGAAGATTTAATTGTCTTCCACCCATCCTCATCAGTAATCATTCAAGAAATTAACATATGTTTTTTTAATTTTTTGTAATCTGTCGTTTTCTTCTTTATTTTCACAAAATAATCCACAGGTAAAAGGATTCGTTCTAATCCTATTTAACTCCAAAAGGTGTTTCGCAGTTTTAGTAGCCAATTTTTTTTGGTTGTTTTTTTGGTTTTCAATTTCACGTTCGTAGGCGTCAAGTCCTTCGTGTCCAATATTCATTGTTTCGAATAGGTTATTTGTGACAGATTTAGGTTTACCTAATTCGGTGCAGTTATTTTCATCAGATTCTAAAATATCTTTATCGCAATCTGCACATGTATCTTTAAAATTTTTAATTTTACTACAATATTCCGGTATATGCATTTTTGCTTCTACAATAGCATTCATTGCTTTATTAAAACTTTTTTTAGTTGACCTCCTCCAAAAATAACCACCTTTCAAGGTTTTTCGCCGCACCCTTCTATATTTTTTTGACCTTGTATATTTTTTCATATATTGTCAATATATGAAAAAATATTTTACGCGTAAAATGAAAGAAATAAAAAATTATGTTTCCAGAAAATTCTTTGGAAATAAAAAAAGAGCAATGCGTTTTTTTGAAAGACGTAGACATTCGGCACAAACAAATAAGTCAAAAAAATCAGAAAGACCAAGAGAAACACAACTTCCCGAATATAGTAATTTTAATAATGTGGGACCATTTCCTATGAATAAATTATTTGGACCGGTTGAAGGAAAATGTTTACTATTAATTTCAATGCACGGGAGATATGTTTATGAAATAGAAGAATTAGATACAAACAAAATTAATTTAATACTCAGATTAAATAATTTTGTGGATTTTATTGAAGAGCCAAAGATTCATTATAAATCTGATTCTGAATTTGGGACTTGTTCAAAAACGATAATTACAAACGGCATTAGTAGTAAAAAGGCAGCGTTGTTTGAGTATACTCGTTATTTTTTACAAGGTACACGAAATGGAGATTTTGACTTGAATAGATGTAGTTTTTATAGAGAACAAAATTATTCACAAATTCATTCATTAAAGACTGATAGAATTTCCAAATACGAAGATATGTTCCCAGAATCTTCTGAAAATATAGAATGTATATCAAATAAATTTTATAGGTTATATGATACAGATAATGATGATGTAAAAATGTTATTATGTTTTGAAAATGGGTTTATGGTAGATTTATTTAGAGATATTGATTTTATACAAAGTTTTGGAATATTGGGAGAATATTTTTTAAAGAATTTGAAAAGATTTACTGATAAAGAAACAAACAAAACAGGAGTAACTTTAGATTTAAAAACGGTCTTAGTTTTCTTAAAAGGGTTAAATTTATTTACTGATATTTATATAAGAGATTTATCATGCAGTTATGTGGAATTTAAAGAATCAAATTTTAATAGAGATTATGGTCAAGAAGATTATTTTACTAGAGTTGGTAATATAAAAAGCAATTGTGCACGTTAACGTCTTGTTGTGCGACGTGCTCCGCGTCTTTTACAAAGTCTGTGTGTTCTGCACATTTTTCGGCATTTTCCACCGTCTTGGTCGTCTTGGTAACTTAAATCTCCTACATGTGTTACAACATCATCTGCCTCCGATTCTGCCTCCGATTCTGCCTCCGATTCTGCCTTTAATTTTGCTGATTCTTTTTCTTGAAAGTCTAGAAAATATTCACTAAATTTGTCATTAAAATTTAATGACTCTGGATTGTTAATCTTTGAATTTATCATACAATCTAAAATTTTATTCAGAGTTTTATATGTAATAAATATATACATAAGAATAAATTTATCTACTATTCTAAAATAATTTCTAAAAAGAGACTCAATTTGTAAATCGTCACAAGTTATTGCAGTATTAATAGTAGTAGTTCTCTTATCTTTTTCTAATATTTTTTTTATTTGTTTACTTATATTAACAGGCAAATGGTCCATTTGGTCTATCGCTATAATACTGTTATTAATAAAATAATTATATTTTTGGCGTGCGTTACATTCAAATTTTATTCTATAACGTGCATGGTCTGATAAACAATCCATTTTTTTTTCATTTAGTACTTCTTTAAATTTTTTTATCTCATCAAATGCTTTATCATATATTTTTTTACTTCTGTATCTTTCAAAAAATCGCCTTCCTGTAAAAGGATTATACAACCCTCCTCTTAGTTTACGTCTAGTTCTCATATACTTGATTTATATTTTTTCCATCCAATATTTTTTATTTCTTTTACTTCCTTTTCTTCCTTTACTTCTAACTTTGCCGCTTTTTTCAACGCGCTATCTACATATAATTTTTTTAAAAGAGTTCCCACTTCAAACGAACCCTCATGTTGGTCCACCTCCCCGTTTTCAATTTTGGCAAGAACATCTAGAAATTGATAAAGAATTGTGATGTCTATTTCCGATTTTCGTATCTTGTTATAAATATCTGTGTAATATGTAAAAATAAAGTTGCACTCCATCATCGCCTCAATATGTATTTCCGATGGGTCATTTGTTTCTTTCATAATTTCCAACAGTTTTCCTATATCATTGCGAATAAGAACGCTATGTTTTAGATTACGGATATTCTGGGTTTGGTCTTCCACATATTGGCAACAATCATTTCTTGAAGCAAAAGTTTATCTTCTTGATTCATATTTTTCTTTCTGTCTTTTTTTTATATTCTTATTTATTATGAATAGTCGGCGCAGAAATAAACGAATAAGACGAACAAAGCGACTTAGACGACGTTTTAGAAAGGGTGGCTCGGTAATTGTGAAATTTACTGCAGCCGATGCAAACAGTTCTTCCACGAGAGCCGGAATAGCCTTGGCGGCATCGGGGGCACAAGGTTCGTCGTTAAACGCAATGATTAATAGCGGGTGTTCAAAAAGTTAAAAAATGTTTTATTTATATGGGAGCGTTTTTTAAATTTTTATTTGTCAATTTAGGATTTTTTATTCTCACGTGTTACATGGTGGTAAGAAATGAAATGCAGAAAATAAAAAATCAATGGCCATTATATAGATGCAACCCTGCTTATATGTTCATGGCAGATAATATAGCAGAAAATTTTGAATATTGTATATCTCAATCGGGTGCTTCTGCTTTTAATAAATTTTCTGGAAAACTAAGCGAAATGCAAATAGGGTCTCTAAAGGGACAAAGCACGGGCACAGATAGTTTATCTGCTTATTTGAAAGCGAATAATAAATCAAATAGTGGATTTGCTTCGTCTTTATCTAGTATTATGGACATGGGAGGAAAGTATAGTATTTTGGGGGCAATGGCAAATATATATTCCGGAGATATCTTTGATAAAGTTGGCGGCACTGTTTCAACAACCGGTGATATTTATAAATCCGGATATGACGGAGCAAGTGTAACAAACAACATGTTTGGAACTTTTATAAAGATGTTTGCGTGGTAATAAGTCTATTTATTAAAATATATAGATATTATAAATGGATAAAACGGACGTTAGTGTCGGTAAAATAAAATTTATCTTAAATATATACGGTAACCCTTCTTATTTTGATTTATATGGAACTCAATTTGTTATTTTTATTATTATTACTTTTTTAGAAGTATCATTTTTAATTATTATGAATTTAAAAAAAAATGCAGCCTTTTATAAATTACACTGGAGTCAAGTAAGATGTAATCCAGCTATTATGCCGTTTGCAGGCTTTATTAATAAACCAGATGGTACTAGTATTTCAAAATACACGGAAGAAAATTATCAATATTGCATTGGTCAATCCATGGACAATACAATGGATGTCAAGTTTTCGCCATTGCTTGATATGGAAAATGCCATTAATGATGGAATAAGTCTTACCAATAAATCCTTGGCTGCTTCAGCCGAAAAAACAAATTTATCATTTTTGGGCGCCAATACAAGTATTCAATCTGGGACAAATGTTCTTTATAGTATTTTTTCTATTTTAGAAATTGCCTTTGTTTTTTTCATGGATATTCTTTTAAAAACAGTGGGATTATTTACCACTTCCGGGCATATAATAAAATCTGGGTTGGGTTGGTTTACAATGATGTTTGAGCTTGTTGCTATTGCATTATCGGATTTTATTGCGGTTTTTTATGCTGCAACCGTATATCCAACTATTCCGTATTGGATATTTATCTGGCCCATTTTATATTTTATTCTTTTTTTAGTAATGTTTGTTATTGCCGAAGAATTTAAAAGTTGGGTGGTTATGATTGGCGATGCAGTTTCCCCGGCCGAATCTTTTACAAATATGAATAGACCACGTCCACTGGCATATAAAATGTTAAATTTCAAATTATCAAAAATAAGCCTATGTTTTGACAAAAATACAAAATTGAAAACTCCCACTGGTTTCAAAAAAATAAAAAGAATTGTACCAGGAGATATGTTAGAAACGGGGATGGTAACTTCCACTTTTAAAACGTTGGTTATTTCCGAAATGTTTAACTTAAATGGAATAATTGTCAGTGGTGACCACCGAGTTTTGTTGGATTCAAAATGGGTTAAGGTAAAAAATCACCCTGATAGCAAATTAATTGATTACCGGAAAAAATATTTGTATTGCATAAATACAACGGGAAAAACAATTGCAACAAAGAATCATATATTTATGGATTGGGATGAACTGGGTAAAAAAAAACTGAAAACTGTTTTAAATTATTTGAATACAAATGTTACAGCTGACATTCATAAATTGGACAATGGATTTTCTAGAAATTATAGAGTGAAAACAATAAATGGATACAAAAGAATTTGCAATATAATACCCGGTGATATTTTGGAAGATAATATACGTGTTTTAGCAACCGTAAAAATAAAAGGCGACGATTTGGGGAAGCAGTTATTTTTATATCATTTAGTCACAGATAAAGGATATTTTAAAAATCACCGAGATTATAATTATATTATTGATAAATTATTTTATATCTCTTAATATTATGCGAATTATTATCGGTAAATGGAATGGGTCTTTTGAGATTGTTTTGATAATTGTTATTTTGTTAATTGTGATTATTTCTCATATAGGATGTTCTTGCTCCAGGTTTAAGAAAAATGATATTTATTCCATGTTTAGTGATGTTAAGGAAGGCTTTGGAAACATTAGTTCATTTGAATCGGTGAAATCTCCGCCACCAAATCCAAAAAAATGGGAACAACCTACTTTAGCAATCTGTCCAGACCAACCGCTTACACAAGCAGTAACTGATATTGTAAGACGAAAATATGGAAAACCTATTCCTGGAACAAACGAAGTTATGTTTGAGACAACGAAATTTAAACCTGAATGTTGTCCAAATACTTATTCAACTAGTACTGGGTGTGCTTGCATGACTTTGGGGCAATATAAATGGTTGAATGAACGCGGGGGAAATAATTCACCACCACAACCAGATTTTTAATTGCATATTATATATGACTAAAAAAAGGATGACTAAAAAAAGGCGTTCCAAAGTGACACGCAAAGGCGGGTTTAGATTTTTCCGTAAAAAGACGGTGAGAGCAGAACCTATAGAAAGAGCAGAACCTATAGAAAATTTTCACATTGACTCTGAACAACCAATTATAATTGAAAATAGTGGTATTTTTGATACAACTGATTATAGACAAACACCACAAAAAATAGTACAATATATAGATACAGATACTCATATTTTTACAAGAGAACCAAGTGCCTTGATTAGAATAAAGCCGTTAGCTCAAGCAACTATTCTTAAAAATGATGAAGATATAAAAGTAAATGCAGAAATTTCGGACCCAGATTACCATTACTTTTGCGATCTAATAGATTTTGACAAATATTATAAAGAATATAAGCTTAGACAACATGTTAAAAATGCTTATTTGTTGACTGAACATATTCATAGGCATGGGCGAACCGAAGATTACAAAAATCTCGTTGAGTCTAAATTAAAAACTAATGTTGAGTTATTACGTCCAATAATACTCGATTTGCAAGGGTTTATATCATTTGAAGATATGTTTAGAAAAATGCTAAAAATTTTAAGACCCAAAAAAACGTTTAATATGTTTGGAAAAAAGTGCCCAAACTGTATTTATGTAGCAAAAAAAACATACGAAATGATTCGCGAATTAAATATCAATACAAAGGAAGACTTTGCAGAAAGTGTTCTTGATTCTTTTACTAGACAATATGAAAAATATTACGTAAATAAATATCAAAAATGTATTTCTCTGGTTGATTTTTATTATTTAATAGAAAGTTTACTATATTATTGGGATGATAAAAGTGCCCGTGTTTATAACGGCGAAGATGACGAAAAACTCGCCAAACCAGTTTCCGGAAATCATTTATTGCCGTCTACAAATTATGCAGTAGTAGATAATAATTATCATACTCAATGTGTTGGGCGAATATTAGATAAATCAGAAAAAATGTTTGAATGTAGGCCCATGGAAGGCGCCGAAGAACTTGATAAAATTATTAAAACAAAGTGGGATGAACCCATCTTTTTTGAATGCCCGTTTGATAAAGAATATTTAAAGAAAAATAGAATATGTACTAGAAAATTACATTAAAAACTATTTATATATTTAATAAAATGGAACTTTTATTAAATATTCAAAGGAAGACAGAATTATTTGCTAGTTTTATTAATGAATTGGAAAATGCCAAAGCCGATATAGATAACGAATGTAATTTTCATAAAATAGACAAGGAAATCATTGAGGGCTTTTTCCGATTATACAAAAAGATGGACAAAGAATCTATAGAGAAGCTTCAGAAGAAGATACAGTCTGCATTGGCGACACTTTGTGACCACGATTTTTCAGGAGATATTGAAAGTGCGGGAAATTATTGTCTCAATTGCGGAATTATCTGCGAGTAATATAGATGGACCAAGAGAAGATGGTCCAAGAGAAGATGGACCAAGAGAAGATGGACAAAGAGAAAAAAGTTAACGATTTGAAAAATTATTATCAAGGGTTAACTGATTTTGAAAAAAATATATATGCGTTTGAGACAATACTTGAGGCATTAACAATGAAAAAAAATTCATATAATTCAAATATTGATAATGAAATTAAAAGTTTTGATGACTATTTTAAGAATATAAAAATTTTTGAATTTAATCCATACGCAACACATAAAGATAAATCAACCATTTTTCATGAAACATTTGGAAGTAAAGAAATATTGCTTGGTGGGAATTATAAAATAAAACAGTCAGATGGATTTGAAAATGTCGAAAAAGAACTAGATGAAACAGACACAGATGAAACAGACACAGATGAATATGCAAAAGATGAATATGCAAAATTTGATAAAGAACTAGATGATCTTGTAACAGACGAAATTGTTGAAAAATATTTAAAGGAAAACGGATTTAATCAAACTGAAAATATAGATAGGAGTTTAAAAAACAATTTTTCAAATATACAGCCTCCTAAAAGAATAACCCAGAAAAAATTGCCTGAAATACCCAAAACATTTTTTTCAATATATATATATAGTAAACTAGAAAAAGATGAAAATTACCTATATCACGGATATTTAAAAGAATCAAAAAAAATATTAACAACTGCTCTTAATATTTTAAAAAATATTTTTAATGTCTCGCAAGAAGAAACATGCGAATATTTATGTAAAAAAGATTGGAAAAAATATTTAATGGGTACGTGTAAACAAACATGCACAACTCATACATTAGAAATAAATTTAGCTCTTGGTTTTATAATTAGAAAACTTTTACAACAATTTTTAAAAAAATTCATTCGTTTATTTAAAATAGATAAATTAAATAAAAATAAATTAATAAAATTTGTTGATAAATATCGTAATACATTTACTTTTGAAAATATAGAATCTATTTATATATTTTTATTCAGTTTATTATTTTTAGATTGTCTTGAAGATGTAGAGCTCCTAATACAAACTTTATCAAAACCAATACAAACTTTAGAACCAATTCAACCTTTTTCTGAAGATGCTGGTTCACCGAGAGATTCTATTAGTTCTACAGCTGCTACAGTGAAATGGGGAGGAACCAGGCGAAAACTCAAAACTAGGCGAAAGACGAAGAGACTCAAATATACAAGGCGTTGAATTCACTCCTATCCAATTTCAATAACTTATCCACCACCGCCTTTGTCACTTGCAAAGGAAATTCTACCTTGAACGGCTTTTCTTCAAATAAAGTCGTGTCCGGTTTTATCAACCGATACAGATTGATTTTGGTAAAAATAGTCTCTAAACAACGCTTAAAATTACGCACACCTTCTTCCTTGCACCTGGATTCCACAATATAATCCAATACAGAATCATCCAATGTTACATCTTCTGGATTTATTGCTACTTGTTCGTATATTTTAGGAAGAAGATATTGTTTAGCAATTACCAATTTTTCCTTTCTTGAATATCCTTTGGTGCTAATAGAATACATTCTATCGCGTAATATAGGATTTATTTTGCTCTCATCATTATAACTAAAAATAAACAAACATTTACTCAAATCAAAATCAATTTCACTGAAAAATTTATCGTGAAATTGACTGTTCTGTGTTGTATCCGTCAAATGTGTCAGTATGCCCGTAATCTCCTCGCCCTTGGGTGTATCACTAATTTTATCTAATTCGTCAAAGAAAATGACCGGGTTCATGCACTTGGATTGTATGAGAATTTGCACAATTTTTCCCCAATTGCTTCCTTCATATGTAAAAGAATGACCTTCCAAATGACTGCCGTCGCTCGCTCCACCTAGAGCAATAAAGGCAAAGGGTCGGTTAAATATCTTGCTGAGCCCCTCTTTGATAAGGGTGGTCTTACCAGTTCCCATGGGACCTTTGATGGCAATCGCGTTACCGATGGATTGTGGGTTGGCCAAAAATTGTCCGACCATTTGCATAATTTGCATCTTTGCATCATTGAGACCATAAACACAATCGTTTAGAATTTTCTGAGAATTTTCCATGAAATCTCCGCATTTCTCTAATCCGTCGGCAATGGAAACATCTAGGGATTTATATTGATTAAATGGTATGTTCATGAACCCATCTACCCAGTGTTGAAGTTTATGATATTCGCCGGAACTGGGGTCCATGAATTTAAGGGAATTTATTTTTTTGAGAGCAATGGATTTAATTCCGGAATCAATGTCGGATTCAATGACAGCAATCTTGTGTGGCTTTTTGACGATACTATTTGAATTGATTTTTCTTAATTCTTCCAAATGGCGTTCTTGTTCTTCTATAGCAAGTTCGCTGAAAAAAGTGATATCATCGCTTCTTTTGTTTTTTAAAAGGTCGCGAAATGTGTCTGTATTTTTCTTTTGATTTTTTTTAGTATTTTTTTCTCGGGTTTCTTCTCGTGTTTTGATTTTGGATTGACAAATATCCATGAAAGTTTGCAATGTTTTATTATTTGGGTCTTTTGATTGGTGATTCTCTAGAAATTGCAAGATATCTTTATCGGTCCAATTACCTTCTTCCTCTTCGCTCTCTTCTTCGCTTTCCTCTTCGCTCTCTTCCTCCTCTACACTTTCTTCATAATCTTCATCTTCATAATCACTTTCAGACTCTGTTTCTGATTCGTATTTTCGTTTTTTGTCAATGGTATAAATAATGTTAAAAACTTGTTCCTTCTTCTTCCCGCGTTTAATGTTGTCAGCAACACCTTTAATTTTATTTCTGGATTCATTGGAATTTAAAAATTCTTTGACCTTGTTCTTTTTAGGAGATTTTTTTGATTCTTCCGAAGATACTGAATCTTTGTCTTCTTTTTTTTCCATTTTATAGTATATTGTAATATTAATTTTAATATCTTTTAATATTATGAGTGTTTTAGAACGCATAGAAAGCCATATAGCAGATAAAGCATCTAAAATAAATATTGGTGTTACCAAAATAATAGAAATGTATAATAAACAAAAATTATATTATGAAACCAATCCTATCCCCGGAGAATTATTCATTCCATTTGTTTACAATCGTGCCCCCAAAGCTGATACCGTCATACCTACCTTCGATTATTTATTTCCAGATTTAAAAAAACCTCTAGGAAGAATTATTATTCCTAGAGATAGTGATGATAAAATTATTAAAACGGAAAAAGAGAAAGCCGAAGACCAAATACCTGACGAAGACCAAATACCTGACGAAGACCAAATACCTGAACTTAGATTAAGTTGCCCAAATGCATATTTGTTAGAAACGCAAACAAAAATAAAAAATATGATTGACACCAAAAAATGGGAAAAACTGGAACCAGACCTTACATGCGGAACAGATAATTTTAATTCTCCAATACAAGATGCGTTTGGCAAAACAATTCAAGATTATTATGAATCTTCAGAAGATTATTATAAAAAAGTTCGCGTACAATATTCTATTTTTGGCGAAAAATTTATAAAAGAAATTACTAAATTTTATAAAAATATATCGGATTTTAATAAACTAATAGAATTTTCTGAAAGAGAAAGTACTTTGTCAACCCCAAGTGCTTCGGCAAACTCATCTTTAGAAGAAAATAATTCGTCAAGTTTATTTGGTAAAAAAGAAAATCCGGTTCCTGCCAATGAAACAGAAAATCGGGGTCGCGAAAAAGCCCTTTCCGATATGGGCTTTATTAAAAAAAATGTAGGAGGCAAAACGCGTAGAAAAAGAACCAAAAGGCGAAAAACAAAACGCAGAAAATCGCGCAGGATAAAATAAAATTGATTTAGGAAATGGATATAAAAATAAATTATATATATATTAACAGATGTCAAAAGCAATTAGCTCTCAATATACCAACGCCTCCAAAGTGGTTGGAATTCAATTTGGTATTCTGTCTCCAGAAGAAATACGAAATGGGTCTGTTGCCGAAATAACATCCAAAGATACATATGTGAATAACAAGCCGGTGATTGGTGGAATATTTGACCCGAGAATGGGAGTCGGTGAACCGGGAATGATATGTCCAACAGATGGGTTGGATTACATGCAATCGCCTGGTTATTTTGGACATTTAGAGTTGGCTCGCCCGGTCTTTTACATTCAGTTTTTGAGCACTGTTGTAAAAGTGTTGAGATGTGTTTGCTTTAAATGTAGTAAAATTTTAATTAGCAAAGAGAAATATAAGCAGGCTTTGAACATGACAAATGAAATGCGGTGGAAATATGTCTTTGCCATTGCAAGTAAAGTGAAACGTTGTGGCGAAGATATTGACGACGGGTGCGGCTGCCTGCAGGCAACAAAATTGAAAAAAGAGGATTTGGCGACAATTATCATGGAATGGACGGGAACAAATAAAGAGACTATCAATGTGAAAGTCACTCCCGAAATGGTGGTAAAAATTTTCAAACGCATATCAGATGAAGATGTTCACTTTTTGGGGTTTAGTCCTGTTTGGTCGCGCCCAGAATGGATGGTTTGCCAAGTATTAGCCATCCCTCCTCCGGCGATACGCCCCTCTGTAAAAATGGACCATCAACAAAGAAGTGAAGACGATTTAAGTCATATTTTGATTAGTATCATCAAAACCAACAAAATTCTTCAAGAAAAAATTGCCAACAAATCTCCAACAAATGTAATTGATGATTGGTGTTCTGTTTTACAGTATTATATTGCTACTCAAATAGACAATAAAATTCCGGGCGTTCTTGCCACTGCACAAAGGAGTGGAAGACCATTAAAGTCTATCAAAGACAGGCTGAATGGAAAGGGAGGTCGCATGCGTTCAAATCTTATGGCAAAACGCGTTGACTATAGTGCTCGTTCTGTCATTACAGCTGACCCAAATATATCTATTCGCGAATTAGGAATACCCATGAAAATTGCTAAAAATATTACAAAGCCTGTCACTGTGAATGCAATGAATAAAAAATATTTGATGAAACTAGTTCTCAATGGGCCGGATGTATATCCCGGCGCAAAAATTTGGGAGAAAAAGAATGGCGAAACAATTACTCTTCGTTATGTAGACAGAAATTCAATTGTTTTGGAACACGGCGACATTGTTCATCGTCATATGTTAAATGGCGACCCAGTGCTCTTTAACAGACAACCTACATTACACAGAATGAGTATGATGTGTCATATTGCCAAAATTATGAACCAAGGCGATACATTTCGCATGAATGTGGCTGATACAAAACCATACAATGCGGATTTTGATGGAGATGAGATGAATCTTCATATGCCACAGGATATTGAGTGTGACTCGGAACTCAGAAATTTAGCCGCGGTTCCTTACCAGATTATTAGTCCAAGTAGTAACTCCCCTATTATTGGAATATACCAAGATTCCATGGTTGGCGCATACTTGTTTACAAGTGAGACCCGGACTTTTACAAAAAGAGATGCAATGAATTTGCTCATGAGTTTTGACAAAGTTGACTTGAAAGGATTACTTCATAAAAAAGAGACAATTAGTAATTTTGAGTTGATTACACAAATTTTGCCTTCAATCACATTGAAACTCAAGAACAGTTCTTACAGCGACAGCGCGACAGCAAACAATGCTGTTAAGATAATAAATGGCGATTATCGTGGTGGTCAAATGGACAAGGGTATTCTGAATGGAAGCAAGGGTCTTATCAACCGAATTTGCAATGATTTTGGAAACATGGCGTCATCCGATTTCATTGACAATTTGCAAAATATTGTCACTACTTTCTTGAAGTCCGAGTCGTTTAGTGTAGGAATAAGTGACTTGATTTCAGACAATCAAACAAATCAGGACATCAGCCGAGTCATTATGGAAAAGAATGATAGTGTCAAAGCACTTATTGAAGAAACCCAGCTGGGCATCTTTGACAATACTACAGGAAAAAGCAATCTGGATGAGTTTGAAGCAAAAGTCAATAATATTTTGAATCAGGCAACTGCAGAGACATCCAAGATTGGATTAAAGAGCTTGCATCCATCTAATCGTTTTGTAACAATGTTTAAGGCAGGTTCAAAAGGCAGCGAGCTGAATATTTCTCAAATGATTTCGTGTGTTGGACAGCAGAATGTAAATGGAAAAAGAATCCCATATGGGTTTGAAGATAGAACTCTTCCTCACTTTTCAAAGTTTGATGATACCCCCAAGGCGAGAGGTTTTGTAGAGAGTTCGTATATCAACGGACTTACGCCTTCGGAACTATTCTTTCATGCAATGGGCGGTAGAGTTGGTTTGATTGATACGGCTGTCAAGACATCAACAACTGGTTATATACAAAGACGGTTGGTAAAAGGGTTGGAGGATTTGGTTGTGAATTATGATATGAGTGTAAGGTCAAACAAAAACAAAATCATTCAGTTTTTGTACGGAGACGATGGAATAGACCCAATACGCGTTGAGAACCAGCCGTTGAAATTATTGGAAATGACAACCGATGAAATTTATTCTCATTTCAATTTTCCAAAAGATGCAGTTGAGACCGTGTCGTCCGTATTTGTAGAAGATACACGGAAACAAATCAAAAAGGAATGGGAAAAGACTTTAGAAAAACACATAGGCATTACACAAGAAATGATTACTGCAAGAGAAAATATTACTACTCATGTATTCAATTCTAAAAAGGATGACATCATTCGCTGTCCTGTGGCATTTTCGCATATCATAAATAACATTGCCGGACAACAGGGTCTTTCATCCGAATCTATGGTAGACATTACTCCATTGGAAGTATATACTCTTTGCGACAACACAATGGATAATCTCAAAAAAATGCGGTACAATTCTCCCAGCATTTTGTTTCAAATATTATTCTCCTTCTTTCTTTCGCCCAAAGAATTGTTGTACGTGAGGAGATTCAACCGGTCATCTATACTCATTTTGTTAGAAACCATTGTTTTACAGTACAAACGGGCGATTGTGGCCCCAGGAGAAATGGTTGGTCTCATTTCTGCTCAAAGTATTGGTGAACCGGTTACTCAAATGACCCTAAACACCTTTCATTTTGCAGGCGTGTCATCCAAATCTAATGTTACTCGCGGTGTTCCAAGATTGGAAGAAATTTTATCATTATCTTCAGAGCCAAAAAATCCTCTTCTATCTATTTATCTTAAACCGGATGATGAAACAAACAAGGAAAAAGCGACAAAAATAATGCATATGATTGAACATACTAAATTGGAAGACATTGTGAAATCAAAGTCAATTTGTTTTGACCCATACGACAATATGGATACACTGATTCCAGAAGACAAGGAAATGTTGGAGCGCTATAGTATGTTTGAAAACATGGTTGCAGAATGTGCAAATCAGACCCTGGAAGAAGAAGAAAAATCAAAATGGGTTATTCGTATTGTAATGGATGCAGACGCGATGCTTGAAAAGAATATTACTATGGATGACATCAATTTTACTCTGTCAAGTATCTATGGCGACGAAATAAGTTGTATATTTTCGGATTACAATTCAAATAATTTGGTATTTCGCATCCGATTGTCAACCATTATAAAATCAGCAAGCGGAAAAACACAAAAGAAAAAGGTCATGTCACTGGACCAGACTGACCACATATTCTTGTTAAAGAATTTCCAGGATAATTTATTGAAGAATGTTGTCTTGAGAGGAGTCAAAGGCATCAAAAAGATTATCATGCGAAAAATTAAAGACAATTTGGTATTTTCTGGGTCCACATTTGAGAAGAAGGAGATTTGGGTTTTAGATGGTGTTGGCAACAATCTATTGGAAGTCCTCGGATTGGAATTCATTGACAAGACACGAACCATTAGCAATAATATAATGAGTATTTTTGATATTTTTGGCATTGAAGCTGCTCGTCAAGCCATTTATAACGAGTTATCGGAAGTCATTGAATTTGATGGAACTTATATCAATTTTCATCATTTAAGCATCCTTATTGATAGGATGACTCATAACTATAAATTGGTTTCTATTTTCCGCCACGGAATCAACAATGATAATATTGGTCCTATCGCAAAAGCATCTTTTGAGGAAACCCCCGAAATATTCTTGAGAGCAGCCAAGCACGGCGAATTGGATATTATGAGAGGCGTTTCTGCAAATGTCATGTGTGGCCAAGAAGGGTTATACGGGACAAATGCATTCCAAGTTGTTTTAGATATGGAAAAAATGCGCAGCATGGAAGCGGCTGTTGTGGAAAATGAAGATGTAGAAAGAGAAATTGAAGAAATGGGTTTTGCAGAAAAAGACGGGTGTTCTTATAGCAATATTAACATTGATAATAACATAGATAACATTAAATATATTCCTCAAAAAAGCACTAATTATGAGGCAGATTTTTAAAGTAATTCCACAAAAATAAAATAATTAAAATTATATGAAAAATATTCTTATAAATATTCTTATAATTTTTGTCATTATTTGTGTAATTTCTGTAATTGTATTTTTACAATTTAAGTTTACAAATACAGTGTTAATTTCAACCAAAAGTTTTATAACTTTGTGTGACCATTATGCAGCTGAATTGCGCGTTTTTGAAAGCACCGATATACCAAAAACTTATCCAAGAAAGAATGGAGAGTCCATTTATATTCATACAACTGCGTTAGATAGATTTGTTAAAGAGTATTTGCCAAATATAAAATATAAATTTTTTTTATTAACTGGCGATAGCGATAGACCCGTTCCGGGTGACGAACCGTATAAAGAAATCATAAACCACCCTTTATTAATTATATGGTTTTCGCAGAATTGCACTAACCCAATTGGTAAACTACAGCAGATACCTATCGGTATAGATTATCATTCTTTGGAAAAGGAATCAATGAAATGGGGGGAAAAACAAACACCAAAAACACAAGAAAGAACATTGTTTAGCTGTGTAACTACGAAACCAAAGTTAAATAAATGTTATGCAAACTATCATTTAAATATGGAAAATAAACGATATACTTATGATAGACGAGATGCACTAAATCAAGTACCCAAGGAACTGGTATTTTATGAACCAACAGAAGTAACTCGCACTGAATCGTGGAAAAATATGGTGAAATATAAATATACAATTTCTCCTTTAGGAAATGGTTTAGATTGTCATAGAACATGGGAAGCAATTGCATTGGGGTGCATACCAATTGTAAGGACATCGCCGTTGGACTCATTATATGATGGTTTACCTGTATTAATAGTAAATAAATGGTCTGACATAACACAGCAATTATTAGATAATTTTAAACCAAGTTATAAAAACATGGAAAAAATAAAAATAAAATATTGGATAAATAAAATTAAAAAAAATAAATATAGTAATGGAACAAAATAAAAAACCATTAATTTCTGAAACCGAACTTGACCCAGAACTTGAGTTTGATATGTGTTTTGGGTGTTGGCGATATTTCAGATTCAGAAAGTGAAAAAAAGCGAAAAATTATAGAAAGCGTGAACATAGAAAATTTTTAATATTTTTTATTATTAATGGTAAAGAGGAAGAGCAAATTAAGAAAAAAAACATATAGAAGGAATCATAAGAAATCCCAAAAACGTTTATTGGGGGTGGGGTAGATGAAATCTCGTGTTTAATACATGTAACTTCTTTGGATTTTTTTGAGATGATATTGCAAAATGAGTATATAAATGCAAACATAGGAGATCCAGAAGAAGAAATATTTGGTTATATGGAGACAATGAATAAAGGGGCATTTTTTTCATTGATTTTAAAATGCGATGAAGGAACATCATTACTTTCATTGTGTGCAAACGATATTATACTTGTTTTTTCAAAAACAATACTGAATGATCCGCGTTACACATACCATATCTCAAATAATTGGGCAGGGGGCATACAATTTGAACCATTAATTCCAGGAAAAAAAAGTAGAAATAACATCAAAACTTACGGAAATGTAGATGAGTATATAGAAAATAACCGCGATAAAATATGTATGGGAAATCATTTTAAAAACGAAATTGTTTTCCAAGAAAATGTTCCATTAAGTTATTTATCAGAAATTTGGATATGTTTTATGTCTGGTATGCATAAACGAATTAATACTAAAAGAGAAGATGGCGGGTATAATAGAATTTTTCAAACAGTTGATTTTGACCCATATGATATTGAATCAAAAGTACAAATATTATTATCAAATAAAGGAATATATGTTCCAGTTAAATTAATTACAGAAATACCTATAATTTAACTTAATTTATTTTTTTAATGTATGTATACCATTACCAATTATACTCGGAGACAAGCAAAAAAAATGGGTGTAAATGTCCAACCATCAACTAACAAAATGAAAAAAATAGATGTTTTCAAGAATAATAAAAAAATAGCGAGTGTGGGGGCTAATGGGATGAATGATTTTCCTACTTATATTAAAAAATTTGGAATGAATTATGCAAAATCAAGGAGAAGATTATACAAACAAAGACACGAAAAAGACCGCCATGTAAAATGGAGCAATGGGTGGCTGGCAGATAAATTATTATGGTAATTTTTAAGTTTTTAATTTTTCAACTTTTGTAAAAAAAATTGAAAAACAAATTGTTGAGAAAGAATTTGCATAGACTTATACAAACATACAATGAACTCAAACCATTTCGGAGATTCTTCTTTCAAAGGTGCGTCAATCTTTGACCCTTTGGATGAAAGTTTATTGTGTGTATATAAGTCTAGTCCAAGATGCCGGGATTGCCAGGAATATCAGGATTGGGATTGCCATGATAGCCAGGATTGGGATTGCCATGATAGCCAGGATTGGGATTGCCAGGATTGCCAGGATTGGGATTGCCATGATAGCCAGAATTGCCAGGATTGGGATTGCCAGGTTTGCACGTATCCCCTACACGTGAAAGGAAGAATTGAGCCGGTTACAACTGTGTCATACGAAACTGGAATAGAGACGACAACTTCTTTCGTGGAATACGCCGGAGGAATTAAAAGAGTGCAGACATATTATGATCCGTATAGCAATGAAGACGACAACGGCAGCGAAGTAGATGGATATAGCAGCGAAGAGTACGAAAGGGAAAGCTCTGAACAGATTGCAGTTGTCGCGGAGATTGGAGAAAAAACAGAAGCAGATTTTTACAACGATGATTTGGTTCAGAATTTTCAGGAATTTCACAAACATTTGCTAGCATTGCCAGTTTGCGAGAGAACGAGCCACGAGGTTTTCTGGGACAGAACACATGAAAAATTTGTCCCTTTTGGACTTAAGTTGACTTCAAAGAAAGTCATGTGGATGGGTAAAATAGAGACCGTTTACAAAGCTGTAAGCATTTGCGAAGAACCTCTCTTTAGAAATAGAACTACTTCAAAATGATTTGTATGAATTTGGCATGAATTTGCCATGAAATTGCCATGAATTTAATGTCATTTTAAATTTAAAAATAGAAAAATAAAAATAGAAAATAAAAAATAGAAAAAATAAAAAATAAAAAATAAAAAATAAAAAATAGAAAAAATAAAAAATAGAAAAAATAAAAAATAAAAAATAGAAAAAATAGAAAAAATAAAAAATAAAAAAAATAAAAAATAAAAAATAGAAAAAATAAAAAATAAAAAATAGAAAAAATAGAAAATAGAAAATAGAAAAAAGAAAAAAGAAAAAAGAAAAAAGAAAAAAAGAAAAAAAGAAAAAAAGAAAATAGAATGGGGAAAACCATTTTTTTTCTAATCTTTGTATAATTTATGATAGTTCCTAAATATAAAATACACGTATTGGAAGCAAATGTGGTCAGGTCCATTTTTGTCTTTTATGGATATTATGAATATGACATACGACGTCTAAATGACATGTTTAGACAAAACCCACGGGATATTGTATTTAACGTTGAATATTCCGGGGAAGTAAAAGAGCTGGGGGAGGATTTTATTTTTTCAGAGGAAGAAATGGAAAATATTCGCACAAATGATATTAATGTCCTTTTTGTGAATTTGCTGATAAACATGGACGATAATATTCAAAATATAAAAAACAAATTATTTTTAGCTAGCCAAAACTATCCTGTGGAAGAAATGTACCTCATGTCTAAAAACGAGAATTACGAAACACTTGGTCTAACAACACAACCATTTAAAGCAAATCCTTATGAGGTGCAAGAAGAAATACCTTTTATATTAACAGTAAGTAATAAATGCATCACAAAAACAACAAATAATAATATTTATGTGTGTTATGCAAAAGATGTTTTGGGTTTTGTAGACGCCAAATTTTCAACATATATTGAATCATATTACCCTTTTTTACTAAATGCCCGGGAAGATGTAACTAAATACGAGCCTTTTTACCGCAGTGTAGACATGTTTTATGATGTTTATCAAAACCGAAAAAAAGAACTTAATTATGTTTTACCTTTATTCGGATATAAAAAATTGGATTTTGTTTTCAAAAAAGATAGAAGGATACCATTGCAATCTATTTTTAATATTTCTCATTCCACTGAGAAAATTCCTCTTATAAAATTTAATACCATGAAAATATCTTCAAATATTTTTAGGTTGTATTCAAAAAATGTATCTACAGATGGAAGAAAAATACCCGTTCTTCCTTTTAGTCTTATTACAAAGATAAATAATTATATTGAAAAAACGCCTTCGGTGTGTTATTTTATTAAAAAGGACGAGTATATTTTTTTGTTTCAATTGATGGAAAATGCAAGTATGCGTATATATATGGAATTTCAATATTTCACGGAAGAATCGCGTCTTATTGCTTATGCACAAGAATGTATAAAAGAGGTGTTTGAGCCATTAGCCGGGTTTTTTAAAAAAACTCGTATAGAACCACCTATCATTGAAAATTTGAAAGATGTTGAAGTTAATTCACTTGAGTATCAATCAAAAATTCAAGAAAGAGTATTTGACATTAGTGATATTATATCGTGTGTTTCAAAAATATTTATTATTGAAAAAATAACCCCCTCTGTTATTAGTTTAAGGTATAAAAGGGTGTCTAATTTTAATATTCAAAGCAGTAAAGAAGCCTATGTTATCAATAATACCAAACAGGGAACTAAACAAAAAAACATAATTTCTGGATTGATGGAAAATTACGAGATGGAACGCAGTGACGCTGTTTCTTTCTATGAAGGGTTTGTTTATCAAATGAAGGCAAGAGAAAAGGTCAAAAAAAAAGAATATAGGATAAATAATCCGGGGCCACTGATAAATATTGAAGTTAATAAAATAGAAAATAATATCATTATACATTCCAATGAAGTAACAGATGTAAAAACAATTGAACCGCTTTTTATTATTATTGATTCTATTATTCGTATAAAAAAAGAAATGGATACCAATTACCCTATTCAAAATATTAATGCATTATGTTCTGTGCAAATTCAAGAACCTGTTGCAATGGATAGAGAAATTGAACCAGAGAAGGTTGAGTCAGAAGTGGAAGATTTAGAAGATTTAGAAGATTTGGAAGAATCTGAAAAATTGGAAGAAATCCCGGAAGATTTAAAAGTATCTGAAAAATTGGAAGAAATCCCAGAAGATTTAAAAGTATCTGAAAAATTGGAAAATGGTGCCAAAGATTCTGAGCGCGAACCAACGCTTGCTTTAACCGATGCAAAACAAAAAAATATTCTAAGGTTTTTAGATTCGGATTCAGATTCGGACTCGGATTCAGAGTCGGAACAAATTGGAGGAGGAGAAGTGGAAGAAAGAAGAAGAAGATTGTTAAACGACAAGGAGTTTGTAAAGGGAGTGAGTGAATTAAATTTAAATAATTATTTCAAAACACGCATGGAAGGTTATGATAAAACACTTTTTGCAAACGACAAACCAGATGGAAAATATAGAGGTTACACTAGTACATGTCAATCTCATGTAAGAAGACAACCTGTTATTTTACGTAAAAAAGAATTGGAAGACATAAAAACAACCCATCCTGATTTTTTAAAAAAAGGTGATGTATTAGAATATACTTCAAACGAAGGCGAAGATTTCTATTACATTTGCCCGAGATATTGGTGTTTATTGGACAATTCTGTAATGACTCAAGAAGAAGTAGATAGCGGACAATGTGGAAAAGTTATACCTCACGATAATGACAATGTTCCTGAAGGACATTATGTTTATGAATTTTATCACCCAGATGAGCATAATAGTCGTGAAAATTACGTTAAACACGGCCCGGGTATATCAAATACCAAAGGAAGAGATACGTGTCTTCCTTGTTGTTTTAAGAAATGGACTACTCCGAGGCAAATTGATAAAATTAATGAATGTAGGGATAAAGGATTTAAATTGCCTGGACAAATAGAAACTAAGGTTGCACCAAAAGTAAAAGAAACGAGAATAGAAGTAAAAGAACGCCGAAAAAACTCGGATGTTATTATCAAAAGTCCGGAGAAATTTCCATTGGATGAATTTACATGGGGGTATCTTCCAACAAGTGTTGAACTGTTTTTTGGCGAATTTAACATTGATTGTCAGGAAAGTCGTAGTAATACGAATTTAAAGACAAACCATACTTGTATTTTGCGTCATGGCGTTGAAAATAGCAAAAATAAGTCGTTTTTGGCATGCATATCAGATATAAAAAATATGTATAATCACAATGGAAAAATAAAAAATGAGAAGGAGCACAGTGTTGAAAACATGGTTAAAGACATGGTTGATTCGCTTACTCTTGATTTATTTATTACACTTCAAAATGGAAGTTTGATTGAAGTGTTTTCCAAAACAAAACGCGAGATAGATTTTACTAAATATAACACAACCGAAATTTATTCAAAATTATTTTCCCGGGGATTGAATGAAGAAACGGAAGAATACATTTTTTTTATTGTCATGTGTACCGCATACGAAAATTATATTGATTTTTTAAAAGAAGATAATTATATTGATTATACATACACATGGGATTTGATATCAAAACCAAATGAATATATTTTTATAAATGGCGTGAATCTTATTATTTTTGAATTAATAGATAATGATAATACAAACAAAATTGAGTTACTTTGTCCAACCAACCATTATTCGGGAGAATTTTACGATGTAAATAAAAAATGTGTTATTATTTTAAAAAGTGGTACATTTTTTGAACCTCTTTATATGTATAAATCAATGAGTCAATATCGGTCGGAAGCAACTGCTTATTTTGATACAAAAAGAAACAGCACATTGTCGCAAAAATTCAAGGATGTCTTGACAAAAATTGTAAAACATCGGCTAGAAACTTGTAAACCTCTTCCTAGTTTAAATGTATACACTTTTAAGCCACCGATTTTGTTAACAAGATTGATTAATATTTTAAAGTTTATTAAATGTGAAATAACAAATCAAGTTGTTAACTTAAAGAGTAAGGTAATTGGACTTGCTGTAAAATACAATGGGATTAATGGGTTTATTCCATGTTTTCCGAGTTCTATCATTCCTTATTCTGAAACATATCCGTATCATTATGTTTTTATAACGGATTTTCAGTGGAATACATATGAAAATACTGTAAATTTTTTAACAAGTATCAACGAAGCGGAAAAGTCTCTGCATTGTGATATTTTTCTACAAATTGTAGAAGAAGAACACGTAGTTGGATTTTTAACAAACACAAATCAATTTGTGCAAATTGACCCTCCTATTAATGTAGTAGAAAGTAATCAAACGATAGAAACACTGGAATCTTACAATCACAATGAGGTAGATGCGTCTCGTGGCGAAGATAATGAGCGCGTGGAATATGTTAAAAAAATAAAGACAGAATCCGAATTAGAGAGGCTCTTTTTTTCGTATTTTATTTTTTTATTAAATGAACCTACATTTAAAGATATTTTAACTCAAATTGTTGAAATGAAAATTGATAAGGCGTCTCTTGAATTAAAATTAAGAGAGATAGGAAAAGTAAAATTTGCAGAAGAATTTGATATTCATGAAATCCGCAATTGTTTTATCAATGATTGTGAAATGACCTTTCCAAAATTAAATTTGATTAACAATACTGACAATGAAATAAAATATTATAAAAAATTGTCTGATTATTTAACACGTTATCAATCTATTATTCAAAACTTGCAAAATCCAAATTCATTTTTAATTTTTAATCCAGCAAAATTAACAATTCACAGAGATGAACTTTATATTATGCAGCAATTGCTTACAAAAGAATATTTTGAAAATTTAGAAGCTATGGTATCAAAACACACTGATTACGACAATGCTGAACCAATAATAAAAAAAGATTATGATAATGAAATAGATTTTCAAAAAATGCTCAAGCCAGCCGAAATTGTTAATTATATTAAAAAAAGTGAGCCTATACATTCTGTGAAATGGAAAAAATGTTTTCCATCTAATTTTACAGAAGTGTTTTTTCAGCCAGCCGAAGTAAAACGGGGTATGAATAATTATGACAAAAATAAATATTTGACTTCGTGTACGTATACATTTGTATTAGAGATATTGAGAACGCGTGGAGAATTCAACGAAAATGATATTTCGCGAATACTTTACGAAGAATATATTAATAATCAAATGTTGAAATATATACAACATACGGAAGATGTGACATTAAAAGATATCATAGATGTTAGAAATAAACCTCCTATAAAAACAGAATATCTGGGAATATTTACCGAATATTTTAACAAAGTGATTGATTTATTAAAAAATGAGGGTAAAAATGGGTTAGCAAAACTTCAATTGCAAAAAAAAATACATCCACAAGTTGCTCTAAACAATATGATTAATGATGATAATTATTTTTTATCTATTATTGATTTGTGGCTTATTTTTAAACATGTTGGCATTTCTGCCGTTTTTATTTCTTCGTTTATCATAAAAAATATGGAGGATACAAAAAGATACAATTTTACTGCAAATATAGTAGATGATAATATTGTTTTTGTTGTCCTTCCAGGATTAGGAGAAAATAAAGTTCCCACCTATAAATACATTTCCAATGATATATTCGTATCAAGAGATGTTTTACTATGCGATATAGTTGAGGAACCAATTGATTTTACTGATTTTTTGGTAAATTATAAAATACAATCTAAAACAGAGTATAAAAAGAAAAGGGTGAAATTGATTGAAATATAATTATAAATCATAATATGGGTTATCAGAAATGGTCATGCCACAGTATTCGGTTGGAGCTTTTTTGTAATCTTTGGATGTATAAATTCCCGCTTTTTCTGAATTTTCCAAAATAAATTTAAAATTTTCCCAAAATTCCTGATTATGACCATAAGTTTTGCACATAATATGTGTTAGTTCATGAAAAGCGACAAATGTCAATGTCTCTATATCAATCAATTCATTATCCGAATCTTTAGGGCTGCTTTTTTTATTTAAACAAAAGGCAACCTTTTCTCCTTTATTTTCACTATAGGCGGTCAGTTTACTTGTCGGCAATGTTTCGTTGATATTTTTTGGATTAAAACCGTTATTTAAGCGTTTTATCCTTTCATCTGTGGGAAATTCTTTTTTCAAATAATCTACAATTTGTTGGCATTTTAGGTTTACTTTTGCAAGCAAGTCGGCTGACCTATGTTTGTCTTTTCTGTCGCGAACACAATACCTATTTCCATCCACATTTGATATGATACATTTTAAGTTAAAAATATCAGACTGTGAATATATTTTTAAACAAAAAAATAATACGATAAACCCAAGGCAATAATATAATATCTTGTTCATATTATATCATTTTAATTTATTGTTTTCCACAACCTATTTCTAAAGGCACTCGCATAAAATCAGGAGTTATAGTGGATTGATTCCAAGGACCGGTATTGAGTTGAGGATTTGGTGGTTCGGAGCGTATCTGCAAGTTAGCATTTCTTAATGAACTTCCTATAGTGTCAATGCCTATCATAGAACCGGCTTTTAGTAAATTTATATTGTTTAATTCTCCGTTTCCTGATGGGTTGATTGCCGCCCAGTCACTATTTGTATCATTTGGAAGAAGTTCATTTTGACTTAACTGATTTTTTTTAACTGGTTGATATTGTTTTATAGGATTGTTTGGATTTGCCCCATTTGCAGCTTGTATGTTTGCATATTGTCCCACCGACCCATACATGCTTTCAGAGCCACGTTTGTTTGAAACTAATTTATTCCACAATATAACAACAATTGCAAGAACAATAACAATAATAGTAACTCCACCAACAAACCCATTTTTTTTAAAAAAACTATTCATGGATTTCATTATAATATCTTAATAATAAAATAATTTTTATTTAAAATTATAAATCAACATTTTCATCACTTTCATCCTCAATCTTATATTTTTTCTTAATTTCTTCTAATTTCAAATATGTTGAGATAGCTCTCTCCTTTGCATCCTTTGCTTCCTTTTTTGCAGTTTGATATTCTTCGGGGTATTCTTTTATAGGAGGAGCATCAATATTAAAATCCAACATCTCTAAATCATTTAAATTGCCCAAATCTTCTACTTTTAATTCTTCTAATTGTGGTTCAGATATGTTAATGGCAGGTATTTCAATGGGGTCTGATATATTTAAATCTATTTCAATGTCTTTTTTTTCTATTAATTCATTTACTATATTATCTATATCTATTTTCATAATTTTACTTCCTAAATCCGGAATTGTTTCTTTCTCTTCCTCTTCTTTTTCGGTGCGTTTTAATTTAATAAAACAATTTTGCGAAAAAGGGTCTGGTTGAACAATCATCATCTGTTTTATTTCTATATCAAATTGAAAATCCTTATTTGTATATTTAACTCCTTTAATTTCAAGTATAGAAATAATATTACTTTCGGAAGTTATATCCGAATAAGTTAAATCAAAAATATTATTATTTTCTTTAAACACCTTAATAGTTTCTTTTAAGTTTGCACGCAATAGATAATACTTGCCTGACTTGAAAATTTTCACCGGCGTTGAAAATAAGTTTTCAATATCAACCAATTCTAATTTTTGTTCAAACCATTCGCTTCCTTTATTAAATAACATAGTGTGGACACTTGTTTCTAATTGTTCAAACCAATTTAGAAATTCAGTTTCAATGGATTTAAACATTAAATCGCATACTAATTTTTTGCCATGTTTAATAACACCTTGTTTTGTTAATGATATAGGCGTTTGAATAATTATGGGTGAATTATTATAAACCAATTTGCTAAACTGCCCATCTTCACTTTGCGATGGTATATTTATTTTTAATTTAGTAGAATCAAATGTTGAGATATCTAATACTTCCATAAATTTATTTTGAGATAAACTTTAAATATTATTAACACAATATGTTTTATGATTAATAAAAAATTTATAAAAAATTGCCTTGAAATATTAAAAAGCAAGGATGTAAAAAATGAAATTAAAATTATTTTGTCACCGTTGACAGATTTAATAATTTATGAAATTTACCCGTATATTTATATTATTATTTTTTTAGTATTTCTTATTTTTATTCTTATTTTCATTATTCTTATTATTTTATTAAGAAATAATACTTTTAAAAAATAATTTTATTTTAACATAATATATGGGTTCAAGATGGGAAAATAGAGTGATTGGTGGTCCACACACACAAACAGCAAATACTTTTGTCCCAGGGCGCGATTATAACCAAAATACTGGCAATAATATTCTCATAAATAATCGCAGTGGACCTAATGCATGGGGTCAACATTTGGGGGGGCGTAGGCGCGGAGGAAGTCTCGCAGGTGTTATTGGCACAGCGCTAACACCCGGTCTCCTTTTGGCTGCGCAAAATAGGTACAAACCTAAACGTAATATTTATTCAAGGCGCAAGGGTAGACACTATCGTAGAAGGAGAACCTATAGAAGATAATTAAGTTTATTATATGAAAAAAAAAACATATAATATACAATGTTCACGGAAAACGATATGATTTTTACAGAAAAGGATAATAAAATAACAGGGGGTGGGTTTGAAATAGAGTCATCTTTTTTAAACAACAATATTCCTGTATCCTATAATTTAAATGGAGGTTCATTTGGGGGGTTAGCTGTTCCAAGTGGATTAATATATTTGTCAAATCATTCTAAATCAACTGATGAAATTGTTGACCCTATTAAAGTTAAAAATATTGGCACTGGACTATATGATGCTTTGTTAGATTTGACAAATGTAAATGCGTCAAACAAGGTGGTAACTAAACATAAAGAACCCGACCCCGAACCCAACCCCGAACCCAAACCTAAACAAAAATCAAAAAAAGCGAATAAAAATACAATTAAATCAAAAATAAAACATAATAAAACACAAGTCCGGAAGCGCGGTACCAGAAAATTATAATTTTGACCAAGTTGTTGAATTAAATGGCGATACTAAAATATGCGGAATTTGGTTTTTCCAAAAGTTGACGCTTGCATTTAATTGGGCGTCTTCCGGTTGAGATTCATTAATCTTCATTAATGCTTTTTCTTCGGAATTAATGGCAGGTTTTACTCCATAACAATTAACACCATATCTATTAAACGGATTGGCCATATACCCCCCATTAATTCCAGGTCTTCCGCAATCATTTTCGTGACCTTTTACTTGTTGTAAATTATCATATGTAGATTGTTGTGTTGGAAAAAAGGCCATCTGGTCTTGCGACCAACCATAATTGCACCAGTTGGCACCTCTTTTATATGCATCTTCCATTTGGGAATAATTTGCCAAATCTGCTCCATAAGCTTTACACAATTCTTGTGCATTTTGATAGGTATAATTATTTCCAGGTATATTAAATACTTGTTTTGTATGAAGAATTTGAGGAACATGACCGGTGTTACCTAAAGGTAATTCGGTGGCAACAAGTTTTACTTCTTTTTTGAAAAAGTTTTTAAAACTAATGACTACATTGATTCCGAAAAAAAATTGGAGTAATCCAGCAATCACTAAAACAATGATAAATATTAGTATTAGAGTAGTTAATATCCCTCCGGAGGGGGTTTGAGATTTCCCTAAATAATTATCTGAATACTTGGGAGTTGATTTACCAAGAGTTGAAAGAAGATAAATAATGACAATAATAATAATCACTGTTAGAATATATTTTTTTTGAAAAAACATGTCAATATATGAATACAAATCTTCTGTATTTACGGTTGCAGATGAACTTGACATTTATATATATAAATTATATTTTTCTGTAAAAGAGACAATAAGCTTTTGGTGAAAAAATTTCGGATTCGGGAATCTCTTTTACATATGTGTCATTATAGTTGTACCATTTTCCATTTTGATTTTTAATATGACTTGTATAATGTCCTCCATTTACATTACCAGAATGATTACTTATTCCATATAATTCATATTGCGTTTTTCTCTCATTTTTCCCTTTTATATATTTTGTCAAATCTAGGCGAGTAGAATACTGTATAAAATTTTGTTTTTTTCTCGCATTATGATTATACAACTTGAATCTCTGAAAGTCTACAATTAATACTTTAGGGAATTCCCAGATAACGGTTGTTTTAGTAGTATCTTCCTTATTATTTGTCTCTGGATTAATTAAGCCATTCTCTCCTTCCAATAACTCATCTTCCATGTATAAATCAAAACATTCTTCAATGGTTGGCTCATTTTTTTCTGGGATAGGCAAATGAAAAACAAAAAAGGATTCTGGTTTTGTTGAAATAACACCTCTATTTTCTGTGCGAAGAATAGAAACTTTGATTCCGTAAAATAATTCAACTATCTTGGAATATTCATTATCTCTCATCAATGAATTCACATAATCATCGCATATTTTATCAATTCCTTTTAATTTTGCCCTTGATTTGGTTGATTTAGGTTCTATTTTAGGAAGCCCCGAATGAAATGTATTTAATAAAAAAGCAAGAAATTCGGAAGAATCGTTTTGCGAAAAATCGGAAAAAATAGGAATGTTTTTTTTGGAAGAAACTGTGTGCAAAATATGAATAAAACGAGCCGGAGATACAATGCATTTTTTACTCCATAAAATATCGCGCAAATCCAACCATTCTTTTAGCAATAAATAATCGTCGGAAACTCCTTGTTTTGGCAATTGCTCGCAAAACTCTGTTAGCTCGTATGTGTGATATAAAATTTGGATACACGAATTTACGAAACATGTATTTCCCAGATTTGTTAGACCAGAAAGACCTTTATTTTCGTAAAACATTAATTAATATACATTTAAACATTTATATTTAAATAAATATTATAATGAATCCATTAAACGAAATAACCTTGATGAATAGACAGTTAACTACAAATAATAATAATATTCATAGATTACTTTCTATTACAGAGAGGCTACAGAGAGAAAATACAACCATTATCAATCGTATTAATGGAATTCAAAGAGACATGCAACGAAGACAAAGATACGAGCCTTTGCGAGAGACAAGAGAGACAAATTTGAGAACAGAAGATGTCCTTTATTTTTATTTTCCGAGAAGAGAAGAAATATTATCACAGGCCACGATTGATAGAGAAACCAGCAGACATATTTTTCAAGATATTGAGGGGCCAAATAATTTATCATGTCCCATCTGTTTAGAAGTTTTTGATTGTGCTCAAGAAGTGACAATGATAAATCACTGTAAACATTTATTTAATAGTGCACAATTAACAACATGGTTTGAGACAAATACAACATGCCCGGTGTGTAGGCATGATATCTCAAGAGAGCCAAGAGAGCCTTTGATACCTCCACCGGCAAATGCAAATAGTGAATTATTAGGAAATATCGCAACACAAATTTTAAATAATGATTCAGTGAATAATATATTAAATTCATTTGATACTGACATCGTAAACATTATTAATCGTTTCCGCTAATTTTTAAATATATAGTTCGTTTATATATTTAAAGAATATAAATATTTTCGTAGTAATAATAAAAGATGATATCTACTTGTCGCAACGATTTTAGAGGTTGGAGTTTTCAAGAACAAATTGATGTGCGCAATCAATACCTTTCGGGCGAATGTTTAGATATGATTGGACGCGATTGTCATCGCCATGCTAAAAATGTTTGTTTAGAATTAATTCGGCAAGGAGTATTGGATGAAAGGGATAACATTTCTAGAGGCCATATTCGGTTTGAGAGACGTAATTATACAGATAGCGAAGAGTCAGAGAGCGAGGAAACTGATAGGGAATCAGACGAAGATTATATATATGAAAGTGAAAGCGAGAGCGACGGAGAGTCTGATTATGAGAGTGAAAGCGAGGGAGAAACAGACGGAGAGTCTGATTATGAGAGTGAAGACGAGTCTGTAGAAGTTATAGTGAAAAATGATATTCAAAAACAACTTGATTCCATTTATGCTATTCTTGGAAATTTACAGAGATGTGTGTTATCTTTGATGAAATGAGTGTTTATTCTTAAATATTTGTAATTTTGAAATTATTTATTTCTACGCCGTCTTGTTCGGCGTCTACGCCTAGTTTTTCCACCAGTTGAAGACGTAGGTTTGTCCGATAATTGGTCCGAATCACCGTTTAGTTTCCACTGATTATTTGACAGGTCAACAGTGGAAGCTTTTGAATCCACCGACAATCTATCGTCCACCGACAATCTATCGTCCACCGGCAATCTATCGTCTTCTATTTGCTTCCAGAAAGTCTCTAAATGGGACTGGTCAAGGGTGGGATATTCCGCCGACAATCTAAAATGTTCCGGATATAATGAATTACTTCTCGCAGAATTTACTGATTCACTTCTCGCAAAATTTACTGATTCATTGTTTTTTGGAACCAACTCCGGAAAAACCTGTTCTAATAAATATTTTTTTATTTTTTCTAGTTGAACAGAAAGTAGAACAGAATTTTCCGATGAACGAACAAATCTTTTAAAGGTTGTTATACTTTTAAATACGTCTGTTGGGAATCCCAAATCATCATTCTTTTGTCGGATAAAATTATAAAATGCATTTCTTCCCCGAACCCTTTTTTTGTTTTCATTATACATGTAATATAAAATAATTATCTGGTTCGTTATATTTTCACAATCCAGACATGCATCACTTTTACGCGTTTTACGACGATAAAAAAATCGTGTAAAACGGTTTGTTACATTTTTATTATTGCACCATACTTTTAAGTTTTCAATAAGTTTCAATTCATTTGGATTGTATTTTTTAAAATAACCGTAATATTCTTTAAATTGTCTACCGTAAAGGGGATCATAAGCGCCGTCGTTATAAGTATCCGGTATGTTATATATTATAGATAAAAATGATTTATACTTAGTTTGTTCATCACGCGACAATTCTTTAAAAGAATTAGGTTCGTCATTTTCAATTGTTGTACTCATACTATATCATTATAAAAAAGGCGTCCATTTATTAAATTTTTCATGATATTCACATTCCAATAATAATTCTTTTTCTTCTCCCGTTTCTTCGTCGTCGCTATCTTCGTATTCTTCCAATTTTATCACTTTTTCCTTAAATAATTTATTCATTTTTAAACTCGTTGTATAATTCGGAATAAACGCAATATCTACAAACTCGTCTGTATCTTTGTCAAACAGATTATAAATTTCATTCTGAGTTCCGGGCCGAACCCGAAAAACCCGGTTTTTATTCTTTTCTTTTTTCTCAAATACTTTGAATGGAATTTTCACAATCGTCTCACCGTCTTGATATTGACAATATTGTACTTTGTAATCATCAATTGGCCCTATATCATCTGTATTCATCATGATAGGAAACCCAATCATTACTTTCTTAGACCTAATCTTTTTCTTAAACAATTGATAAATCATGTTAATTCTTTCTTCATGTGTCGCTTTTACTATTTTATTCCTATACAATATATTTTCTACTGAAATCATTTTCAACTTGTATTTATAATTCATAAAAATGGTTCCATATAAAATAGTTCCCATTTCTGCACACAAGGAAGAATCGTAGTGAATGCCAACACGATAAACCCGGTTGATTTTTTTATTAAATATTTCTAAAACAAGACAGACGTTTTCATTCTTGTATTGAGTGAACCATATATAACATTTTATACCATACGGAATTAACATGCATTGTTTAGAAACCTTGTTATGGCTTATTTTTTCATAACAAGGTTTGATATTCGGAAACGATTTTATAATACGCTGAAAATCTTGGGGCGTGTACATTTTTATTATAACTCGTCATTTTTTTAAATGTTTATTGACATTAAAAAATTGGATAATTCATCTTTCATATCTGGCTTACTTGGAGTGCTTTGGTCAATACTTTGACTAACAGGTTGTTGTGGGGCTATGTCAGAATATTTTGGAACAGACACTTCTAAATATTTTACCATCGGTTGCGTAAAAGAATCTTTCAAAAAATGAACAATATAATTTATCACAATTACGATTAAAATAGATATTATAATTGTTCTCATCATTAATATGTAAAAATAGTTAAGTAGGTTGTATTGAACTCATTTTCTTTTTGACTTTTTTACTTCCTTTGGTTTGTTTTTTCGTTTAGTTCTATTTTCGGCTTCTTGATTACTTTTAACACCACGTTTACTATGAGGTAAGATAACAATATTTACTAATTCTGGGTTAAATATATGGAAGTTTAACATTGCTAAACAATAAGATGGGCTTTGTCCTCCACAAACAATGGTTGTCCGTATTCCTTTGGTTAAAATTTGGCTATTGAATAAGACCTAAATATTTACCTCTTTTTCTTTTGTTATTCGTGATTATACAATTAAACAATATAAAATAATATAAAATCAATATATAAATAAATAAAATGGAAAAAACGTCTATCATTATCGTGCAAAAAAATGGTGAAATAAAACAAATGGATGTTTTTCAGTTAGATATTGAAAATTTGTATAAAAAAGCAGGTTTCAAAAAGGGCGATGACTTTTTGAATCAGACGACGTGGAAGTGTAATATTAATGGCGCCCCTACAAATATTTCATTGTATGCAAAAACAAAAGGAAAGGCAAATACAGAAAATAAATATGATTTTCCGCCGCCGGTAGACACGACTCTGTATTTTGGAAATTGTGTGTTGATTGCTGAACGTGAAGAGAAATTTATCTCTCTCACAAAAAATTTGTGGAATGTGGTATACGAAACGTTATTCGGTGGATTTGAAAATTTAAAAGATGCAGAGGAAGAAGATGATAATGAAAGCGATGAGCTTGACCATATTGATGACTCATTAAAATCAAGTGGCTATTTAAAAGATGGTTTTGTTGTAAGTGACGAAGACGTGGACGAATCTTTGTTAAATTATGATTCTGAATTGGGAGAGGAAGATTACGTAGACTGAAGCATTCTGTCATTTATAATTTTACCCATCTATATACATTGTTAACATTGCGTTTGGAAATATACATACTACCATCATTTCCTGCTTTAATTTGCCTTAAACATTTATTTGCTGGATATGGTGGAGAATTCCTAGTTGTGTATTTTTTAGTTGTCATTCTCTTACATCTTTTTTTGAGAGTTGCCATATATATTTTAATTTAGATTTTAGATTTCGGGAAAATCTATTTTAAACTAAAAGCAATAAAATTGAATTTAAAACTAATATTACAAATAGACATAAAATGAAGATTTCAGACTCTACTGTATTTCGCAAAAATATCGTCTCCAAGTTTAGCGACAAAATGGAAGAAAAGATGGCTGTAAATCTTGAAAAGGGAATTTACAATTGGACGATTCGGGAAGCTTCTGCACGCCGGATTGTTAAAAAATGGGAAAATAAATTCTTTTGCATTATTTACATAGACAGACTTCGTACTATCTGGCTGAATCTCACGGAGGAAATTCTTGAGAAAATACGTAACAAAGAAGTGCCGTCCCAGCAAGTGGCTTTTATGACACATCAGGAGCTGAATTCAAAAAAATGGGAAGAAGCTATTCAACGAAAAATGCTTCGGGATAAAAATAAGTATGAAACAACAATTGAAGCTGCCACAGACTCTTTCAAGTGTAGAAAATGTCATTTGAATAAAACAACTTATTATCAACTACAGACAAGAAGCGCAGATGAACCCATGACAACCTTTGTGTCATGTTTAAACTGCGATGCTAGATGGAGGTGCTAAAGTAGTATTTAGGACTATATGATATTCTTACATGCGTATAATGTACACCCATTCCATGCACACTTATCCATACATCTCCTTTTTTCATACATTTCCTGGCTACTCGGGCCACCTCTTTCCAAAATTCCTGTTGTTGAATTTGAGGAGCATTATCTATAAAATCTTTTAATGTGGCATAATTTTTTCCAGTATAAGGCATAGGAACAATTAACATGGTATCTCCATTTAAATTGGGGAAGGAGGTTACATATTTATTTTTGGATTTTGCAATATATTCTTGAAATTCATAAAAGTTTTGAACGGTGGGTAAATTTTTATTTATTTTAAATTTTTCTTTATACTCTTCCTTACCTGTTTTTAATACACTTGTATTCCATTCAAACCTATATTTTATATCAGCGGGATAGGTAAACGGAATACCATTTTTCCAACCAGTTAAAACATCATTCCACATATAAAATTAACAACTAAAATATTTACAACAACTCTCTGTATTATGCTCCTAAATACATGGCAAATATAAGACGGTTTCCACGGGTGTCAAAGATGGCTTGCCATGAATTTTTCATTCTATCTTCTTCACTGATTTGCAAAAATGTAAATTTTTTGTTCTCCCTAGCCGCTTTCAATGCTGCTTCTACTGTTTTTTTGTATGACTTGTCTGCTTTTGGAGCGGTTATTTGGGTACATTCAAAACCTTCAACCATTTCTCTCATTTCGCCTTCCAATGCACCTTTTAAGTAATTTAAAATGATTCGCTTCTTATCTCCTCCACGTTTGGGCATGATTCTATTCATTATTTCCATGTCTGCGTCCGTCAATTCTACCACAATTGGAACAGTAAGCTTAGACTGGTCTAATCCACCTTCGTCTTGTGTCTGTTTAGGCTGCAAATGCTTGAACTCTTCCATTTCGGTCGTTATGAGCTCAGTATTCCTTTCAAAACATATTTTTGCCATATTCATTGCGATATATTCGCTTCGTTTAGTCGTCTCTATCATTTCTGGAGTGGTGGCAATTACTGGTACGCGATGTTCGTATTGAAGCACGTTTCCAAACACGCGACTTATAAGTTGGTATGCTCGCGCATCATCATTTATCTGCGGAATAATTGCATGACTGATGAAGAATGGACACGACTGTTTAACGCCATCTATCTCAACTTCTCCCATTTGAAAAGTAATCCCTCGCGAGATGCATTCGTGTCCTGTAATAGCAAATTTGTAGTTACGGTAACCCTTTTCATTATATATTCTTGCAATCTGCACGCCAATCGCTTCGTCGGTAAACACCTCTTCTGTGCCAAAGATGGAATAAAGTTCTTCGGGATATGTAATTTTTTTTGAAGACCCATTAAGCTTGCAAACGATAAATCCTGCCTTTGTTAAAAATTCTGCAATTTCATCGTGTGATTTCACTCTCTTGTCGCCTGGTGCGAATAAGATATCGCCAGCTTGAAACACATTCCTTTCAAAAACTTTCTGGAAGTAAGATACTGCACCTTCTCCCTCTTTTCTTGAAATGCGAATTATATGACAATTTCGCGACGATTGGTACGTTTCCGAATTGTACGTATTTTCAAAGGGGACAATCTTCATTTCGCCGAGTTCTCTAAGACAGGAATCCAATGTGGCTGTTACCACCGTTATTTTTTCCACTTTTGACCATCTGTCTGGCTGCATATCCTTCCAAAGACCAAAATAATCGTCTCCTTCATCCATCCAAATATGAATTTTTCTGTTTCCAAATGCTCGCGATGCTTCCAAACGATTCAATAAACTTGTAATTGCCGCAAATCTATTTGAATTTGCACAGCAAACCAACGTGGTGCACTCTTCGTCCAAAATCTGCGCATAAATATAATCTTCTGTTATCTTTTTTAGTTTTCCATCCACCATAATCTCCTTTTTGGAATGCCAAGCGAGCACTTTTTCTGTGAAATCCAACTCATCCATTGATTCTGTATCTTCAAAATCCGATAGCTCATCCAACTCGTACATTTCCTTTTTTTCCATTCTCGTCATTGTCTGGTTGACCAAAGCTGTATTGTTTGAAGAGATGATAATATTCAAAATAGGGCTGCCAAATTCTTCTTCAAGCACGAACAATTGATATTTCCGAATAAGCTCCTTCATCCTGCCGGTTTTTCCGCTTTGCGTAGGAAGCAACATTGCGCTTACAGAGTTTCCCATGATTATATCAGGTCTTTTATTTTATATTTTAAAACAAATATTTTTGTTTTTCAATTTTTAAAAAAAATATTGAAAATAGAAAAACTTAAAAATATACAAGCCGAGCCCAAAAATACCATAAAATATGGGAATTTATAGCTCCTATAAGTAATTTGCGAAAGTTCGTTGGTATATGTTGTCCTTTTAAAACCGACGGGGTATAAAAATTCTTCAATTATATTATCGGGAAAGGAATGGTGTATTTTTCTTAAAAAAAGGGCGAGGTTGGGCTTAGAAGAAATATATTGTCTATCTTGTTCTATATTTTTATTTTTAAATACATATGGACTTGTAGGAGAACTCATTCTTGACCAATCGCATAAGGAAGATGATTGGTTGATTACGTGTCCTAATCTTTTGTAATATCGGAGTGCTATAGCAAAAACACTTTCGTTAGCAATAATCCCTTTAGTAATTATTTCATACATTTTTTGATTAGTAAAATTTAAACAATGATACACATCTGTTCTGGTAATGACAAACCACGGGTCATTTGCCAAATGATATTTTTCAGGCAAAACAAATAAATTGGCCCTTTTATGATATTGTATATTCCACGCTGGAGGAGACCAATGAAAAATAGTTGCTGAAAAATACTGAAAAAAAAGTTTTCTAAACTCTGCGGGTGAAACAATTGGGACACAGGAATCAGTCAATAAGCAAAACCATATATTTTTTGTATCTTTATATGCATACGATAAAAGAGACATTAGGGCAGGAACAATGTGAAAATAACTTGTTGGTTTCATTAATTTAGAAGGAATGCAATGTTTTTTTATCCACGGAGAAGATATAGGCGCATTTTTACAGTGAAAATAAATATTAATGATATCACGATTATAGTAAACCCATTCCTTCCATAATTTTTCTTTTACAAGTAAATTTTTATAATGAATATTAAAGCATAAGGCAACCTTCATTATAACAAAACATAAAATCTATTTAATTAAAAATCAACTTGTTCCAAATCTTCTATTTTCCAAAATTCCTTGGAACCATTGGGGAGGGGTCTCTGTATAATAAACGGAATTTTTTTTTGACGTAGCTCCATTTCTGCTATAATATAGCCGTCAATTACGCCAGTCGGAACATCCACATATGGTTGCGAACCCTGATTTATTTGTTTTGCCCTTTGCCCGATAATTCTCGTTTTTTCATATTTTGTTAAAATTGGAAGAGTGCGATGATTATCATCAATAATTGCATTTGTTTCATCGCGCGTTACAGCCGACAATGTCTCAATTTCGTGATTGTTATGAACCACGCATTCTGGGTGATTTTCCACTATATAATTACGGTTAACCTCTTTGTTGAATTTTTGCAGATAAGTTTCATCCTCTTCGTCCGAAGAGACATCAAAATCTTCATTCTGCAACAGTTCTTCGTTTATTTCTTCGTCTATTTCCGTATTTTTTTCTTTACCGGGAACAAGAGATTCAATGTTTCCGTCCAAATCAAATGCGTCCTCAATACTTTCATCGTCTTCAATTTCTAATTCATTTTCGTCGTCTGTTTCTTTGTCATCTTCGTCGCTATCGTATTTCCCCTTCTTCTCTTTATCAGAATCGCTATCAAAGTAACTCATTGTGCTATAATACAATATTTAATTTTAATATAAAATCAATTTTATTTTATACATCCGACTTCCAACTATAATCGCAAATGGAACATAAATACAAATATTTCATGTTTGAGTTATCGTAACGTATGAGAATGACTTCATTTGGAATATGCTCTGTATGTGTAGGGCAATCCTCCTTCGGGCACGGAATTTTATGTATCCTCGGCAATGTTGGGTCCAATTTTGTATACCGATTGATAACATTTTCGTTTACTTCATTTGTCGCTTCCGAGCTTGATTTGTAGATACATATCATTTCCGTATTGCTTTCTGTGTCTCCGCAATTTCTACAGTAAAAGGTTATAATATCCGGGTCCTCTTCAGACACGCTGAGATAGTACATGTTACTGCAATTTTTACAAAACTTCATAATGTATAACTTTATTAAATATGTTTTAAATCAATTCAATTTATTTTTTAGGAATAACAATTTTTCTAATGTTTTTTTATAATCTACTCTAGTGGTCATGTGATAAAGTCCGACAACTATTATCCCTTCAAACAGTTTGGATTTTTCTTCGCAAAATTCAATTAACTTGGAAGCATTCTTTTTAAACTGTTCTTCCATTATTTCGTCAAAGGCATCAAAAAAAGGGTAGCATATGGATTTTTTTAACAATATATCACATATCGCCGTATCAATATTTGCGTATTCTATTGAATGGTTATAATTATGAAAATCCTTGTGAGAAGGCGTGACATGCGGCTCATTTAAAAGAGGATTTTTGCATAATACAGTTGTAAGAGATAGTAAAACAGAAGATATTGTTTGACACGATGTCCAATTTTCACCTTTCCATGTATTAAGTAAAGAAAGACATGTTTTTTTATTCGTATATAAATTGGGATTAAACCTCGTTCTTCCATCATTCGTACAAAAATCTACCCGCGGAGGACTATAAGGATAGTTGCTGGGAAAGTTAAAAACAAAAAAGTAATATCCTCCAAAATAGGGAGTGTCTTCCCCTCCCACGATTAATGCATATCCTTTTAAAATATTTTCCTCGTCATGTTTATAATAAATCCCGTGTTCATCTAGGGGTGATGTACCCAACTGTTTAATATCATTCATTAATCGTTTTACACAATCTTTTGGGATAGACATTTATATTAATAAAATGTAATTGTTTAATATTTTTCATTAAAGTCATGGCCGTCTATTCTGCAGTGTGTAAATAATCCTTCTCCATACACACATTTGTAATCTTTTGATGCCCAAATATTTGTCAACTCATTTTCTATATTTGAATTAAATTTGCAATAAGGTAAAACGCTTTCTTTAAAAAATGACTTTCGGTAAATACATGGGTTATTCGTATAATTGCAATATGAAGAACTTGATACATACCATTTATCATCGCCAATTTTTGGAGTTATTCTTGATATAACAGGGTATACTGTCTCCGGGTCTTCTAACCAATAGATAGTTTCACTTAAATATCTTTCTGGGACATTATATTTCAAATTAAGTGCATAGTTTGGATATCCTGCGTTTTTTCTACTTCTCGCTCGCACGACATCTATTCCTGAATTTAAAAAATGAATACTATTATTAATAAAATCATTTACATTGATATTTTTGTCTATTTCAAAATCATTTTCTAAAAAAAGAATATAGTCATATTTCGCATTTTCATAAATGGCTTTAAAACCAGAGCCCATTATTCCGTTATCACTTAAACTTATATACCTAATTTGAAATTCTTCGCATACTTTTTCTTCCTCTTTTTGCTTGTCCGAATATTGGAGTACTGCAAAAATATCGTCTGTAATTTCAAATAGACTTTTGTAAGAAGAAAGTGTTTTGGATAAAGTATTCGGGGCGTAATGAGATAAAATACCAATAGAAAGCATTACACTATTATGATATAACAATTTTAGAATTTTAACATATTTGGAATTATTTAAAAAAAAATGAAATAAAAATAAAATACTATTATA